ATGGCAACGGAAAGAAAGCCTGTTTGCTTCAATGTAAATGATCCGCTGGAAAAGGAAATGTGGGAGATATCCAAGACCTTGAACTTTAGCGCCTGGGCAAAAGGGCATCTTAAACCTATTGCCTTAGCCCGGATCGCTGAACGCCATGCTAACAAAGAGCTTAAGAGAGTTGGCGTTCCCGTACCTGTCCGGAGGGTGGTGGCTGCAGATGCCCCGTCAACGTAGGTACTACCGAGAGGAACGGCGACGTCCCGTATACAGAGACGAAGAGGAATGGGAAGATGACGATGACGAGCCGGAGGATCTGGACAGAACGGTATCTAAAGTGTCGTGGGGGATGCTGGCTGTGCTGAGCTTCGGCGTTATGCTTTCCATCGCTCATTCTCTGTACACTCCAGCAGCTCCACTATCATCTAATGACCGATATCGGGTGGTATCAGTAAGCCGCGGTCGACTGCATGCGGAAGAAGTCGGGACAGGGAAACGGGTAAGCTTTGATGATCAGAAACTTGTCAAAGCAGCTCTGGACGGATCGATCAAGCGTGGAGATGTCATTCGCCGTTAATGGTGCTATGTTGCGTTACATATCCTCTGCTCAAAAAGAAAGAGCCTCTTAGTGTGCAGTGTGCTGAATGATGTTTTTGAACCAAGGGTAAATTCTGACGATTTGAAATTGTTGCGTGAAGGGGAGAGAGTATGGACATAGGGGAGACACACGAAGAATTGCCGCGGGTAACATCGACACATTCGAGGACGATGTACGGAAACCTGATCAAAGTCGCTGATAACTTGGACTTCCGGAATCCAATATTCAACGGGCGAGCGAAACGAAATAGGTCACTTGGCAGCGCGCAGGCATTCATCGTGGAACTGGCTCTTGCGGATCGATCGTTTAGAGAGAAATTGAAACGTTACATGTTGTCCGGGGGAAAGCAGTTTGTTTATACATCAGACTACATGGACAGATATTTATAATGAAGAAAACCCGTCTCTATTTAAAAAAGGGACGGGTCTGCTGCTATTTCTTGTATACACTCAGTTAAATCTTTGCACACGTCGAATTTTGGCGAAATTTATTTTTTTATAACGATGGAGATTTACATCTATAAATGTAAAAACTTGTAATTAATGTTTTGTGTAATCCTGATACCTTCGCTATATTTTAGTAGTAAGTTTTTCCTAAATCTTTCATTTTTGGAGGTAGTCATGAAGTTCTATAAGTTAGTATTTAGTCTAGTCCTAGCTTTTTCTGTTCTTCTAACTGGACAGAACATTGTTTTTGCAGAGGAGCAGTTTTCTGAGAATGTAATTCCTGAAATGACAAGCGATACTTCTCCTAGCGGAAAAGCATCCGCGAGCAATGTTTATGGAGATTTCCCGGCTTATTATGCGTTTGACAGGAAATATTATAACCACTTTTTCTCAGATAAAATTCCAGTTTGGCTAGAGTATGAGTTTGAAACGCCAAAAAAAATTCAAAAATATAGTATCCTTCCTAAGTCTAACCATCTTGCACCAAAAGATTGGACCTTCGAAGCTTGGGATGGTTCGAATTGGATTACATTAGATACTCAGACTTCTGTGCTCTTTAATGCAAGTGCGAAGAAAGAATTTACATTTTCAAACAGCTCTTCATTTAAAAAATATAGACTCAATATATCTAAAGGATTTGACACTAATAATCTTAGTATCACACACTTAGAAATGATGGAAAAATCAAACTCAACAGACCCTGGTACTGATCCTGGTACAGACCCTGGCCCAGAAAGCGATAACTCGCTGCTGGTTATCAAAATGATAAGTGGGCTCGAGAAAGAATTTGACTTGACTTCCTCTGAGGTGGAGGACTTTATTGACTGGTACAACAACCGTGCAGATGGTCGTGGTAAAGAGGCATACATGTTTGAAAAAGACTTTAACAAAGGACCTTTTACTGCTCGAAAAGATTATGTAGCTTTCAGCAAGATTCAATCATTTGAAGTAATGGAATACAGCAAATAATGAGATGAGGCACCTTCCCACACAATTGGAAGGTGCCTCAAATTTTTAAACACCGCTGTAGTTATAGGCTCACTTTATGCATTAAGAATAAATTCGACGAATACTGGTGACCGCAGCATACCGCTTTTAGTCCAATTACGGAATTTGACACGGGCTTTGATAAGCGGCTGAACGAATACATAATCGCGATCTTCTCCTGTAATCAGAGGTTTTGCTACTCCATAAAATGCCTTCTTATGAGTGGGTGGTACTCCAAGCTCGATCACACCTGCAGGTCGTCCGTTCACATGCGCCAGCCACCCAAAGTCACCCTTACGCCAGCCCGCAATACTGACATCTGCATACGAATAGTTGATGATCTTTACGAAATCGTCTGTACGTTTTCCGGCATGGTAGCGACTGTCTTTTCTTTTTGCGACTACGCCTTCCATATTACGTTTTACGATCAGGTCGTAAAGGTCCTCACCACGCCCATCAATATAAGCAATTTTGCTCATTGTTGACGTATCCGTGATCGCCCTATCGAGAATCGCCTTGCGTTCCATCAATGACTGATCACGCAGATCAGCTCCATCATACTGCAATATATCAAACACGACGTAGGAAATTGGCAACCGCGATTTCTTCGACTGGAAGCGTGACATCGTTAATTCAAAATCCGGCAATCCCGTTTCCGGGTCCATTACTACAAGTTCGCCATCGAGAATAAGATCCGGACCATCGGTGACCAGCTCAGGGTATTTCAATGTTACATCGTTGTTGTGCCGGGTGAACAAGCGAGTCTTTCCGTTACTTCGAGATAACTCTAATCTATGGCCATCTATTTTTGGTTCGAAGACGTAGCGACCATCTGAAAACGGCTTATCTATCTGTTCAAGCAGCATCGGGTATATAAATTCCATATAGCATCACCGATTTAATTGTATCAATTGAGTCGCTTGCGAACGCTGGTAAATACTTCGTGTATCACGGACTCCAGCGACAGTGGCTGTATGTCCGTTCTCTCATCTATAAACTTTTGCTTAGTCTCTTTTAATCTCTTTTGTACTTCTAAGCGTAAGGTCAGCTCATGTTCCCGCAGAATGTCCACCTGACCGCGCTGTGACCACACAATTAAAACCTCGTTTGCTTCTTCTTTTTCCTTAATGACTCTTATTCCGTTCTTTTGGAGCTCGTTTGCTGCAAGCTTCTTCTGCTTATACATTTGGCTGCCAAGATGCCGTAAAATACTAGTACCCAGCTCGGGGAATGTCATGGACACAGACTCAAGGTGAGAAAGATCATTTTGTATATACTTGACTGCTTGATGCCATATCAGCCATTCCTTTACAAGATCATTCGGTTCCAATGAAAGCATCCTTTCTGCTCACAAATCGTTAGTCGTATTATATGCGAACAACATGCGAACAGACAAATAAAAAAGCCCCACTTTTTAGTGGAGCACGATTCCTCCGCAGCCTTCTGGAGGTCCAACTATGAGATTTCCCCATCCATCAGGAGGTCCGCAGAAATGCCATCCTGGACCGCCATCTACTTGATTGCTTTGCCCTCTTTCACCGATCTCAAAGCTAAGAGGAAAACCACGTTCACCTGCATCAAAAAACCATCCTGGTCCATCTTCTATTAAAATCATCATCTGATTTGGACATTCTACTCTAAGATTGAAAGATTGGTGTAACATTTTACCACCTCACTTTTATCGTTTAAATGTTTCTTGAAACAGCAAAACGTACCATATTAGGAAACAAGCTCCGTTAAATCATGCGCTTCATTTTCAATTCGTTGGCACAGCAGATCAAGTTTGAATTGATCGGTGATGTCTAAAGGAACTACCCGTTCATCAGATTTACGGAAGAAATCAACGACTTGTACAGTCTCAATATTTGATTCGATATCCTGAGTTGTCTGAAACATTAAATAGAGCTTCATATCATCAGCATACGTATCAATTAATAGCTTTGTTTTTGCAAACCAATCTGTATTCCGAGTACCACCTGAATGTTTTAGGGAAACTACTTGCATAAAGTTCCAAACACCATTTTTAAATCCAAAATCAATAGGGACCTTAATCACGTCATCAAGGCCTATGATAGGTTTGACCGTGAAATCTTTACGTATTTTTTTCATGAGGTGCTTTTCTTCAAAAGTATTCCGCAAGTATTTCTTAACATTCATCTCTCGATGTTCGGCTATCATGAACTTTGATCCCACATACGTTGCAAATAAGGAATCAAATAGTTGATCTACATCTCCTGTTTTAGCAAATGTCGGCTCGGAAATAAACATCTTTTCGCCATCTAAGGACTTGTACAATCCATGTAGATAATAGCGTTCAAATGCTGAATTATACTCTTCCTGCGACTCATCTTGAATGAATAACTTTGAAGTAGTTGTCTCCAGCAGGTACTCAATATACTCTTTGGATATCTTGTACATGTCCAGATCAACTTTAGTGTTAGCAATACCTTTAATTTTTACGTTATTCTCATCCAGTAACCTATGCCGGAGAATATGCATGTCAGAGGAAGAATGGAGAATAAGACCCACATTAATAATTTCTCCAGCAGTAGGATCACTACAGTATCGAATTACACTGTACCAGCATTCCTTCCGTTCCATTGCAATACACCTCCTCGATAGTTGTTAAACGCTCTGGATGAAGCAAGTTGCTGTATTAAAATTCTAACATAATCTTTTTGTTTGAGAAGATAGTTCTTGTGCTCCGCTACCTGTTCTCTTTTATTTACGAACCATGAATCCGGTATTTGTTCGAACCAACTATCGATAAGACCCTCATTTATCGCTTCAATTTGGTCAACTACATCAAGAAAGGAATGGGCTTCTGGGTCTGTCAGATCAACATATCCCTCAATAGACTTGAAGATTTCACCTAGTCCACTGAAAATTTGTCCCCCATCGTCACTAACTTCTAAGAAAGTATTCAGATGGAAAGGCAAATATGATCTGTAATCGTTTACTCCCCTTAGTATGTTTCTCTTATGGATTTCCCATGTAGGACCAAAAAAAGCGTGACCATGATCAATTACAAATACTCTACGCCCACTTGAATTTGATGCAACTAATAGGTTTCCATCATTACTAAAACGATCAAAGTTAGCTATTAAGAGATCCATCGCAATGATTTTTGGAATGTCTGCGCCATTCGTTATTCTAGAGAAAAAAGCATTCCATGAACGACGGACATATGGCTTGTTCATCATGATTAATTTTTGATATCCTTCTAGAAGGTTAGACTCATTTCCTTCAACCTCTTTTGAAGCAAATAAGAGCCCCTCATGAAAACGATGCACAAACAAAAGGGATGGACCATGATCTAAATGTTCTTTCTCCACGTTTGCTATAGCAACATCTGGAATAGGAACATTCAGATATTTGGCAATTTGATATACCAGCATCTCATTAAAGAACATACAGTTATATTCTTTACGAACACCATTTTCTACTACATGTTGAGTCTTCAATATGTACTTTTTTGAATCGCTTCCAAGGATGAGTACAGGTGCGCTAACGCCTTGTCCGAGCTGTTTTAAGAATGCGTTAACTTCAATACGAGGTACTGGTACTGACGCCATCAGTCTAGGCCTCCTATTCATCTTGTCCAATACCAGTAAATTTTACACAATTTTCCTAGAGCGGTCATTACTTTTTTCCTATTTATCTAAAAAAGATAACTCTACATCAACGAAAAAAGCCCTCCTCCGGTATTCCGATAGGAGAGTCACAGCCCTTCACAAATGATACTTTAACCTTTTTGCAACTATATTGGACATTCCCGTGTCCGCCACTGTTCCTGATGTGTCTATAGTCTACCAGATAGACAGATTTTTTATAGGAAAATCTGTAAGCGTAAACTTCTGTAAGTAAATGTAAGCTGAACTTCACGCCTCATACCAAAAAATAGAAAAGCCCTCCCACCGGGTATTTTGGAAAGAGGGCATCGCCATTTACATGTATTTTTTCAACCATCCTACTACTGCTGGATAAATCAAATTTACGGCCTCGCATCCGGGAACACTTTCCCTCACGCTTCCTTTTTGGATTCCCACAGAAGCCAAATTGACTATGACTCCAATTACCTCGCCATATTCATTAACCGCAGCTCCACCACTGTTACCGTGTTGAGCAGGAATGGAACAGTCAAATTCCCATGGTTCCTTTTCTGTACTGATTTGGCATAACTGTCCGCTACGTGTTATCCATTCTGTGTACTCTGCTTGCACAGTCAAAAGTTTTTGTCCTGTGATAAGTGGTTCTGTATTCACTGGCAGATACGGTAGGTTTGCCGGGGCATTCTCGATCCGATACAAGGCTAGATCCACTGCATCCTTTCCGACTCCCGGATGCTCAGAAACCAGAGCAGCAGTATACCAATGACGTGAATTTGTCTTAAACCGGATGGACTCCCTGCCTTTAGATACGTGCTTGGCTGTAAGCAGTAGTCCGCCTTTTAACAGTACCCCTGTGCCGCCACCACCTACATCCACATGAACACTTGCAGCCTGAGTGAGCTTTTCAATTTCTGCCCATGACTTCGGCTGCTTATCTGGCTTTTCTGGTTCCGGTTTTGGCTTCGGTTGCTCTGGTATCGGTGTCTCCGGTACTGATGTCGCCAGCTTCTTCGCCATGTTTTGAATGAGCAAAGCCGCATAGTCTCCCCGTACTGTCCCGCCTTCAAATGCATTTTCTAGCCAATATGCCGGTGACTGAATGACTTGTTCGCTTTGAAGCACCTTCAACGCCTCTTTTGTCTTCTCGTCTGGTTGTTTATTCACAGGTTTAACAACAGGTTTGGGATTATTTTGTACTTTGGTAAAGTAATCATCCAGGTACTTTACAGGCTCGAAGCAATTTTTTTCGCGATCCGCGATCCATCCGTATTGTGGCGATGAGCTTTTACGAATCTCATAGTGTAGATGGCTTCCAGTGCTCTGCCCAGTGTTACCTTGGCGCCCGATCAATTGTCCCTGTTTTACTTTATCACCCACTTTTACAGCAACACTGTCCAGGTGGGCATAGCAGTGCAAATGGCCCGTTTCTGGATCGCAAATTGCCACTACAATCCCGTAACCGCCGAAACCACTCCCTGCGACACCTTCCTTTGCATGAATGACTTCTCCGGCTACGAAAGCGTTTATAGGTGCTTGGTGACTTTTGACCAAATCGATGCCTGTATGAAATTCACGATTTCCATTGATCGGGCCTGAACGCCAGCCGAACGGCGATGTTACTCGGTACTCTTGCATTGCAGGAATCACTTTTGATCACTCTCCCGCCACTGGAATGTATTTTTCATGCCGCTGTGAATTCCAATTGCCCCAAGCGCTTCAATAAAGGCCAGCTTGCCAGCTTCCAGAAAGTCTCCGTGGAATAAAAATGCGTTGCCCAAATTAAAAGCGACCGCCAAGAAGACGATCGCCAACGGAATGAAACTATTAGGGTACCACTCTTGGGTCTTCAGCCAGCTACCAATTGCCATTACAACTGCGATTACCAATCCAATTTCGATCATTCTCCATCTTCCTTTCTTCCGTCTAAACGGTTCAGTCTGTGGTGTGCTTGTTTTGCAGATTCCTCTACACGAGTAACACGTTCAGATAGCGCATCGAACTTTTGCCCTTGCGCGCGCTGTTCAAGCCTGATATCATCTACCCCACGTTTAAGGTAATCCACGTCTGCTCGCTGCATTGCGTCAGTCCCGGCTTGCTGGGCTGCATCCTGTCGAATCGTTCTCGCCCGACCTAGCCAACCTAGTGCAATACCAGTTAGTGCTGATACTACAGAAATGAGTGCCAATAATTCAGCGTTCATATACTCTGCTCACCTTCCTCACCCCCTCGGGGCAACAAAAATAGCCCCGATCGGATCGAGGCTGGCTTCATGGTCCTTGTGTATAAAGAAAAATCCCCTGAGATTTCTCCCAAGGGATCGTTGATGAACACTGCAATTAATTAAACTGACGGAATGGTCACAGTTTTTACAACATCATTATAACCATTGGACTTTATAGTAAATGTAAATGTTGATCCTGCTGACCATCCCAGGTTGTCAGTCGCTATGATTCCAGCAGTATTAATCGTAAAATACTGAAAATAATCAGTACCGCCTAAAAAAATACCAGTGATATTTGTTCTCCAAGCCTCTCCATCGGCATCCGCGCTGAAAAAGAATGCCACGTCTCTACTGAGGGTTCCTATCGCATTAATATCTGGTGCTGGCAGTTCGCTATTCTCGACTTATACCCTTCTCTTAATGAGGGTTTTCGTTCGAGCCTACACCGTGCAGGCGACTTTCATCGCACACGGCGTTCCATCAACGAATAAAAAGTTGAAGATTTACAATGGGCATGTCCATTCTATCAAGCTACAATCAACAAAGAATAAACAAGGAAACTTCTAATGGAGTGCCGAGCCCCCTAAAAACGCCCTTCCTGTTTGGAAAGAGCGTTACGCCAAAGGCTTACCGTCTGTACCCAGACCCATAGACTCCAGGTCAGTTTGTACAGCATCCTTCAGGTTTGCAGGAATCTGGTCAAATGTACGGCGACCATTGATAATCAAGCTAACGCATACCAATACCATTGTTTTTTCACCTCCTTTCAAGCATAAAAAAATAAGCCATATCCATAGTCGTTGAAGCATGTCGCGCGCCTCCTTCTATGTGGGCTTATGTCAGTGGTCCGGTTACCATTTCGTATAGTTGTAAAACAGCTTCTTGTGTATCTAAGTTTGCTTTTTTGTTTTCCTCTGTCGCAATTTCTACCTGAGTAATTCTGTCTGCTTCTGGACGTGGATGGTCTACATATTCATACCAGGCTTCTTTCGTCTGTGGGTTGAAATAAAGTTTTGCGTCCTTGCCTTCTTTTCTTTCTGCTTGTGGCAACGACTCGATTAATATACCTGTTACTGAAAGCTCATCTGCTGTTTTACCTAATCCTTCGCTGGGATCAAGTGGATTGTAATGGATGAAGGTGACTAACGCCCTTGTTTCCGTTTCCTTCTCAAATTGAATATAAATCATAATTACAACCCCTCTCTTTTATTCAAATATAGGCCATTCTAAATCATAGAATTGCATTTCGCTTCGCGCATTGAAAATTAGACGACCATTTTTGGTTATCCCAAATCCTCTTGGGCTTGCAGTTGCTCCGGCAACAACATACGTTGTCCGTCTTGATAAGTCTCTATTTAGCGCAATAACAATGCCATTAGTAGCGTTATCGTCCGCGGCATACAAGTTGTCGTTTTCGTCCTTTACAAGAGCCGTTGCATATCTGAACCCCGATACTTGCACAAAACTGAGTAAGTCTTTATCCGTCTTGTAAAAGTATCCTCCACTTCCGGAATAAATGGTTCCATCCTTCGTAACTACGCCTTTATCGATAAGTTTTGCCGTTGTACTGCTANAATTATCCTGCGAATCTAACACTGCATCCTGGATGAATTCAGGCAAAGTGCTGCTCCATGCAAGCACACCGTTGCTTTGTGCCCTCTTTTCAAGTACCTTATTGGCGGTATCACTCGTCATGTAAATATAAGCGTCAAATTTATCAGGGATATATATCCGTGATTCCACGTTTCCTGGTCCAGTCCAGGAATATGCTTTTGTCCAAATTGGATCACCTAATTTGACGTTCCGCACTTTGGTTGGGTATGGTTTTTGGTTACCTGTTACTCCAAAAATAGATTTACCAAACAAAATGTTTGCTGAATTCAAATTGATGTCACCCTCGACAGAAAACGCCTGATAATAACCAGTTCCGAAATTTTGCCTTGTAGTCGTTGGCATGATTACGCCTTTAGCGCCTTGGTTGACCATTGTACCTGTACGTTTTGTTTTGGCGTCGGTATTGTAATAAGTCTTACTCGCCAGCACATCGGCGTCTGTTGCTGTTCCTGTTAGCGTTAATGTACCAACGATGTCTCCCTCATCCGTTGATGCTGTTTTTCCACTCAAAATATCGCCTGGCGTTGCATTTCCTGCCCCCCCTTCACCCTGTAAGATAAAATTTCCCGTTGTCGCATTGTACCGGAAAGTATAAATTCCATTCGCCTTTAAATTTAACGCAAATTGTCCGTTTGCCTTTTTCAGTGACTTTTCTCCAAGATTATTGACGTTGATTGTTGACGTTCCATTTGAATCTGCATGTAGCCTCAGAACGATTTGCATTCCATCGACATAGGATAGTGTTACGGGAAAAGAGATAGTATACCTATTGGTATTAGGTAATCCGGACGTCACTCCGTATAACGAATGTTTGACGGTGTTCTTAATATGGTCCTCAAATTCTTCATACGTCACAAATCCACTTGGCGAAATGACAGCCGTTACTTGACTCGCGCTACCTACAGCGATGTTTACCTGAAACTCTCGTGAAAATGGTCCAGCTGAAATGGGTGGGATGTAATCACCCTTTGTTCCCGCATTTGTATATCCGTACAGGATTTCTCCCAAATCCGGGTCTTGCGCATAAATACCAATCTCGCACGAGTACGTAGATTGTTTAATATCTGTGTTTTCAAAGCGACCTTTGACATGGGCGGTCGCGCCCGTTCTGCTAAATCCATAGATCGGTACCCAACCAATAGGCTGTACCAGATCGTTCAGAACAGCTGGATCACCGCTGTATGAACCCGATCCAATCCGCATACGCGTGTAATTGATCGCAATGCCTGACTGGGCTTTTGCGTATAGATTCTTTCCTTGTTGTGTAATGACCATAATAGGATAAAGTGCCATTTCAGTTCTCCCCTCCTTATAAAGCTTCTGATTTAATCGTTACCCAATCCTTACCCGACACGATCCCTCCGACATGATCCATTCTGTTCGCTTCGGAGAACCACCACTCTTGGGGCATTTCAGATTCAATCGTGGTAATGTCTTTACCCGTCACCAGCATGCCTACGTAATCCATTCGTTCCACTTCTGATTGCCATGCAATGTTAATTCGGACGGTGGACGGTTTAGGAATGATGTATCCCACCGTGACAAGCAATACGCTATTCAACCCTAAGTCTCCGCGAATGATTGCTTTCATGGTCATGTCCTGATTGTCGTTCATTTTAAGGCGCGCTGTTGGAAACAGATTGTCCCACATCTCATATATTTGCGGAAGCGTCCCGTCCCACTGGTTCTGGGCGATTTTTGCTTTCAGCGCGATACGGTATATGTCGTCAGCCATGACAGGTGAGGTTCCATCTTCCAATTGAAAAGGCAGGTACCTTGACCTGCCCACCAAATCTCCTACTGTATCGAGTTGGACACCGACTGCCTTTTCAACCGAGAAGGCTTCCGGTATGTTTTCGGCTACTTTTACGGCTTCATCCTCTTTCTCTAACATGACGGTTAGCCAGCGCATGAATTTGTCTTTATTCCAGTGTTGTGAAGTGATTAAATCACGATACGGTTCTATCGCCATCTTTTGATCACCCCACTACATTCACGGTGACATTGACTTTGGATCCCCGAACAGCTTCATAAAACTTCAAGGGGATATCTGCTGATGATTGAGCTTCTCCCAGACGTGCCGCTGTCAAACTTGTAATGGAAAAGGTGGGGCTCGTCAGTACCCTATTGGCTTGCAAAGCAGCTCCCCACAAACTCGAAATGACCAGAGTCGTGTTACCTAGGAACACACTATTAATAAAGTCGGCAACATAACTCTTAATGTCATCCTCGGTCTGAGTGGTAAATCCACTGAGTCGCTTCACCTGTACAGCGACAGCTATCTCTACATAGGTAGGACGATAAAAACGAATGGGTGTGGGTTCGTCGTACATATCCGTCACCATTTTAGTTGTGGTTCCGTTCGTATAACCTCCGGGCGTTTTGCGCTTGGCAATGGTTTGTGCAATCTCCTGATCGTCGCCACCTTCAACTACTGCTGTGATAGAGTGCGGAGGATGTTCCAGCTCGTTCGTTTGGCCTGTGTCATTCTCGTATACGACGTACCTTGTTACGCCACTCAGTCCGGCGATAGCACCTTTTATGCCTTCTAGCACCGTTCGGCTTGGATTGGCTGTACTAATGGCTTGGCGTGCTTTCAGCTGAGGGTCACTCTCGGTATATTTACCAGGGACGGCGGCTTCCGGGTTTGTGACACTGGTCCATCCTAATGTAGGAGTGACGATTCCTGTAATCGTATTGGCTTCTGCTTCAATGGGTCCTGGCGTCTGACAGGTTGCGGTCGTGGCATAGATCCCATCTGATCCAATCGTGATAGACGAAGGAAGGGACCAGAAGTTCCCAGCATTATCAGAAACAATGCCATCCTTTATAACCGTACCCGGAGTCCCGCCGACGACTGCAGGTGCTTTTGAATACGCATCCCCTAATCGTTTAATGCCGTTGATTCCAACGATCACGTCCAAACCTGGCCCCATCGCGGTAGCTGGTCCTCGACTGTTGTACACGGCTTGGCAAATCAGATAGGAGTCATATAACTTATTGGCAAAGGCAGATATGAACTGATAATCCTGACTGTCATTTCCGAGATAAATGTCTTGCCCAAAAATCTGTTTCGCTTGACTGATCAGGTCATCTCTAATGTCTGTATAGGAGGGCATATGATAACCCGTTTCATCAATGTACGGCGCAAAGTATGCCATTTATTAAATCTCCCTCCCTCCGAACGCCATTGTAATCGGAATGGCCTCGCCAAAATCTGTTTCAGCCGTGCATTGGAACTTGTAGGTTCGATCTTCATATGTGCTCTGGAAATTTGTGATCTGGCTTACATGTGGCGTCTCAATGATCCTTGCTTGTACCAACAGGTCCACACCTTTTATGTTATCTGGATGACCTATCGTCCCTAGGATGTTTTGAAAGAGTGGCAAGCCATCGTCCAGCTGCTCCCACCATTCCTCCATGAAGAGTTTCAACCGGGTATAGATTGCCTGTCCGACCGCTGCTGCCTTCGTCAGAAACGGCCTGCCCATCGTATAGTCACCGCCGACCATTTCTCTGTACCTCATGTGTCCACTCTCCCTCCCCCACCGATCCACTCGTTATACCTTTCCTGCGTGGTCATATTTACACCGTTCACACGAACAGCAGGAGCAACAAGGTCAATGGCACCTGGCTTCATACGGATGAATTCACTCCGGTCCTCATTGCGGAGCTCCACATGTTTCTCTGAGAAGTCCTCCAGCTTCTTCGGCTGGCTCCACAGACCAAGGATCGCAATCCCATCTGAAAGGTCATGCCGCCTCTTCTCTATCTGGTTTTGAATGTCACCGAGCGAAAACCATGCATCAATACACATATCAGAGAAAACGACAAGACACTCGTCACCCTTCTGAACTGGAAAGGTAAGGACGTAGCCTCCGCCGCGCGGGAACATTACTGGGACATCTAGCAAGACGTCAATCTCCACCCATTCATACTCCATGTTCTCTTTTTGCACATGTTCTCTCAGTGCAACCTGAACCTCGGCCGTCTGCTTATCAGCATCAAATTTCTTGATGATCCCGGGAACGCTGACCCTCATTGTACTGAAAATCTTATCCATCATCGTGTGATAAAAATCGACGTCGTTTTCCTTTAGCCGTTCGGGTACGGAAACCCCCATGTGATCACCTCCAAATATTTGCTCCACCGGATGGCATCAGACTTGGAATGACGCCACCTGCCTGCGACACTGTATCGCACTCTGTATACCAGGCATCTCCACGCGTATCACCATTCTGCCGAATGCCAATGATGCGATAGATACCGGCAGCATCCAACCCTCGCTGAATTTGTCCGAATTGAAAGGTCTGCGCCTGTATTTGACTGTTATCGATCCGAACAAGCGAATTTATTTTCAATCGCGGATTAAGAAGACACTTAAAACTCACTCCAAAGTCCGTTTGCATCGGAGTACCGATCAATCCAGACTCTGGTGCAAGATCGACAATCTCGTTTGGTGGGTAGTCCTGAGCTGTGATGATATTCACCTTGCCATCTTCGAGGTAAAACGTAGCTGCGTTTGATTGAGCAATCTGTCGCAAGTAATCTTTACCCAACCCGAAAAACACTTTCCCTCTTGTAAGAGCTGCAGGCTGTAAATAATTCGAAATGGTACCTTGTTGCGTGGGCACTTTTGCCTGACTGGTAACAATACCAATTTGACTACGCGCTGTCTGTCCTTTGGCAACCGAAATATTGACCATTCCATTATTAAAGAATCGATCGCCATCCACAGAGTTAAGAATTAACTTGTAATCGACACCATCTTCTTTCCCACGTATCGCTTGAATCACATCACCACGAAAGATGAGTCCGTATTGCTCGCCTTCGTATCCAGCCTCCACAATGACGGTATCTCCTTCGTTGATGACTTGGTTTTCTGTCTCTGTATTCAAGTTGTAGATGGTGACCGTTGAAAAGTTCGGTTGCGGCGTGAGCGTTTTTTTGATATCAAACACACATCTCAAGTCAGAAACGTCCAACGCAGTACTTTTACCGTTAGAAATGAGCACTCGATATCTTCGCCCGTACAGAACATTACCGGCCTTCTGACTATTTGCGACGATACCATAGTTAGTGGATGGCAAAGTAATATCATTGATGAGATTCGCGGATTGCCCTCCACCTCCGAGTCCTCCTATTGCACCACTTGGTGCGGAAGCAGAAGGGGTCCACGAACCACCTGCGCCCCCACCAGCATATTTTTGGTAAATCTTAAGACGGCGCAAGTAATCACTATCCGGTATCTTCTTCCCAACGTAGATCAATGAGAATTCTCGAAAGTTCTGTTTAGATGCACGCCACGTCTTACCGATTACTCGTACTGCTACAGCTACAGCAAACTGATCATTGCTAAGTACTAGATTTGTCTGTTCTTGTAGAGTAGATGGCCAATTAAGTCTAAACCGATTTGCTGCCCATACGAAATCATCGTTGTGCCATCGTGGTTGAACTTGTCCGGGTCCTAATGAACGCCCTTGGTCTCCAGTCTTATTAGTAAAATTCGTCTCCGCTTCAATTGTTGCCAGCACAATGTTAACGTCGACGCCTTGCGTTTGGGCTTCGTAAATAGCAATACTTCGAATATCCCCCATATCTACCACCTCCCCATCTGGATGACCCAAAATAAAAAACGCCCCAATCAGGAGCGTTTTAACAGAAAATATGAAACTAGGCATTACTTCGTAATTTTTATATCTGTATGATCTTTGCCATCATACATCCTTAACTTCACATTCTGCATAAATGTCATGGGGGAGACATAAAACGTTACATTGAGATAAACCTCTTTATCTGGCTGAATAATTACTTTATCGAGAGTTTTTCCAGATGAGTCATCTGTTATGTATTCTGCGTCTAATGCCAGTACGTATAATTCATTGTCCTTTGGAAGTAAATTAGGAACCAGTGCGAAATTTTCTTTGCTAATTTCTTGTGGTTGAGAATCATGATTCATCACCACAACAGGTATTGTCCACTGTTGTATCTCTTTATTTCCATAAACTAATTTTTTCAAGCCATCTTTGCGTGCAGCAGAGTTGATTTCTTCGTAAAGTCTTACTGTGTATCCGAAATCAATAATATTAGGTTTTATATTTAAAATCACTTGCTTATTATTTTCCATGTAGTTCCTTGCGTCTTCCATATTCTTGATGACACCGTTACTTATCAGGTGATTTAGAAGATCGTCAAGCGTCTTAACATTTGGAGGAATCTTTTGAGTATTACTCGCTACCGGTGTAGTGGCTGCCAATGTGTTTGTCCCGAATGAGACAGAAAAAATCAGTGCAATAAGAAGGAGTAATATTTTACTCTTCATCAAAACACCTCCGACTTAATTTTAATAAATTGATGCTAACACATATGGTCTTCAATAGTTTGTCGAATTCTGTAGATTGCTTGAAATTATGATAGCCAATAGAAAGGCAGAAGAGACGTCACCGAAGGGGTAACGTCTAATTTGCATTGTCACTCCATACTACTAAATGATCTTTTCCTAATGAATCAAAAGTAGGAATGAGGCTGTTTCCTGAAACAGATATGATTACAGCACTGCCAATTTTGAGATAACTATGCTGTCCTAACAGGTTCGCTGACGGGTATTCTCCAGGGAGAAGTGGAAGAGCATCGATCAATTTCTCGCCCGAATCATGATTAGAAATCGACATGAACCAGTAACCTCCTGGAGTGTTATATGTCAGTGAGAAGTCCAAAGTGACGTTCTGTGAACCTATAGGTAGTGTACAAGTAAAATTCTGATTAATAGAAGGTGCGATGGGTAAAATGGTATATGCCATGTTATCACCTCTATTGTCCTAATAGCTTTTGTTTGATCTGATGAGCCACGCTTTGATCTCTTATTGGCTCTCCCTTACCTCTATTAGCCCGATCTGTCACAGCTGGCTTACTGCTAATCTTGACCGTTCGTACTTGTGAGACGGTAATCTCGCGCAATGTGACCGTACAGCGTAGAGCATTCAGAGTGGTGAAATCGTCTGGAGCTGATATTTCTTCGATCAGCATGTTTTGATAAAGCCTAAGCCTTGAATGGACTTGGATCGGCACCCGGATAGCTTGTAACTCCTGCAACACCTTGAACGCCTGAACAGATCGGCTCCAACCGCCAGTAAACTGCCCAGGTATCAGGCTCGTTGCCGCATCCGACATACCGATCTCCATCGTCAGTTCTTGTGGCTCAAGGTAAGAGTGATCTGTAAGTGCAGCTCCAGTTTGAACAGGGTGATCTGTAATTTTAAGGCGGCTAGTGTGCGTCGATCGCAAGAATGCGTCGAAGAACCAGCCGCCAATGTTGGTTTTCAAATAGACAAGCGACGATATGGGAGGCGAATTAAGATCAAGAATAGGATTCTGTGCCATCTTTCTACCTCCGCATTAGTAAGGATTTCGCATAGAACGTTGATTAAGATTGTAGTCTGACCATTGATTGTTTACCTCTCGTGCAACTTCCCCTGGCTGTGAGCTGGCGATGTTGAATACGGGGTTGTTGGTGTTGTAGACGAGCGTTTGTTTAGACGACGAGGTTGTGTTGTACATGTAGCTATTGGCATACATTCCGCTCGCCATGGCCTCGTATTGTTGGAATGCCTCGGGGTTAATCATCATAGCCATTCGAGTGAAACCCTCGTTTAGGTCCTGGTTGAAATTGCGGAAACCTTTCACTAGATCGGAATCATTCAACGCTTTTTTGAATGACGGTTCCAATCCCCGCGGCAAACTGTTAATGCTCGATTCAAGGCGGGTATCCTGCGTTTTCGATCCCTGTTCCTTTGCTTCCCGTAGCGCTTCCCTCGGCAGCCGTTTGTATCCGGTGGAGCCACTCTCAGGTGCTGCGGGATTCTCATCTTCCCCGAAAAAGTCCCTTTTTGCCTCTTCCATTAGCGCATCATCGCCTGTGATGAATGCCCTGGCTGACTTGAGAGAAAATGTGACTGCCTTGATAGTCTCGTTAATGGTTTGAAGAGCAAATTTCAGCTGTCCCTCTAAGAAATCACCGATCCACGTCAGCACTTGTTTCGTTTCCTCAAGCCCGTACAGCTCGTTCACGAACTTTGATACCCCTTTATAAAGCTCGGAGTATATATAGGAAAGTTCTCTACCTAAATCAGCTAGGGAGTTAATCAGCCCAGTTAAATGACCTTCTTCGTTTATATTTTCAAAGACTTCCCCAACCCATGAACCGAAGTCTTTAAAAGCTTCAGTAGCCGTGGATAGGTTGGTTAGGATACCTTCTTTGAAATTATCTATCGTCCCGTCTTCTTCGAACTTTTTGTAGAGCCGTTCGATCCATCCAATTGCATCAAGTACACCTGTTCCAATCTTGCCGAATACTTCTTGGATGGCTTCCCCGAATCGTTTGATCGTCCCGTTGTTCTTTAGCAAATTGATGAAATCCATAAGCTTTTTCCAGAAGGGACCAAAAGCACTTTCGCCACCTTCAAGGTAGGTATAGAAGTCATCAAGTAGCAAAAGGATGCTCGTTAGAAGAGTAAAGGCAATCCCCAGCGGCCCGGTTCGTAAAATTAACCCTAAGCCCAGTAACGCTGCTCCAATTACCTTGATTTCCTGCGGAATTTTCTCACCCAATTTAGAAAATAACCTGTATATATCCGTACCAGCCTTTACAATCGTGAACCCTAGCCGGCCTACCCAGCTTATGGCCTGCGCCACATTTTTTGTCCAGTGCGGCATGTCCTTGATGATCTTCTTGTTGATGTCCTGAAGGGTATTTTTGGTTCGCTTTAAAGGACCCTCCATGTACTTGAACAGATAGTAACCAATCCACTGGAGGGCGTAGCTGCCAGACAATTTAAGTTGTTGGAACTCAAATTGAATGCCCCGAATGAATTTCATTTGGTCTGCAAACTCCGCAGGGGGCTTCATATCTTTAATCGTTGCTCGTAAAGACTTGAAGTCGCCCATTAGTTCAGGGCTCAAGTATAGGTCCTCAATCGTAGCACCCATTGCTTTGAGCGTGCTCTGTAACTCAGAAGCTGCATCTTTGGACATCCACATTTTCCGAGCAAACTTTTCCGTTTCGAGGTCAGCCGTTGCCAAACTGCTAAGAAAGGAATAGATACCAGCGTTTGCAGCAACCATCGAAGTGACGATTGCTGTGCCTGCGATAGCAAATCCTTTTGATGCAGTACCGATGAACTTTTTGGCTCCATTTTCAACAGCCTGCATTGTATCGGATGCCTCTTGGAAAGAATCCTTGTCCACCTTCATGCCGAGAGAGACCAGATACTCTTTGATGACATCAATCATCCGATTAACCCCCTCTGGCGCAGGTCGGCAATTTCGTCTGCTCTGCGTTTATTCTCTTGTTTCACGTCAAGGATTTCGTGAGCGTCGAGCAAGTCGTCGAGGTCGTATACATCTTGAACCACGTCGCGATGGTCCCACATTCCAGCAAGAACGGGAGCGAATAGAAACTCGTCAACGTTTTCTAGTCTTGCCGGGACGAAATCAGGCCCGGAACGATTCCACCCAGGCCGCTGCCTTGAAAAAAACTTGTCAGATTAAACACAAGTGCATGGATGGTAAGCCCCATTACCAACATTGTGTCGTCCTCCAGATCTGCAACACCAAATGTGCCATTCTCATTTAGTACAGGGGCTAGACCCGCTGACAGTGACTCGTAGCAAACCTTCAACGCTTGGTCCTGAATGTAGGCAAAGTCTTGCTCAGCGATATTTCCAAGTTGGCTCATTACTGCCGAGATTACTTTGTCATCAACTTTGAAATCATCGAAGGAGCCCTCCTTTGCATCCTTCATTAATCCACTTTTGAACAGTGGCATTAATGATGTGAAAATAGGCATCAGGATTGTCGTTAATTTGATCAGGATGAAAGAACCCGATCTGGCCGGAAACTTCCGAATACGGAACTTCCGACCGCCGATTTCCACGTCTTTATGCTTAACTGGTGCTTGCATGATTGAACCTCCCCATTAAAAAAAGAGCCCCTCAGCTCCCCGTATTTGTGTTATTCAATTAAGCCACTGACTGATCGATATCTGCCGCCATGAACACCCAAGAAACCTGCTGCCCTTGTGCTTGGAATGGCTTGTCCGGTAGCTTTTGAAAAGAGACTCCTGTTGCTCGAATCAAATCTTGCATCGTGGATGAACGAAGCGTGATCGAAATACCAGCCCATTCCGATGAAGGGGCTTGCTCCAGGTAGTTGTACAATTTCAACAGCCACTTATTCAGGGCAGATGTCTGTTGTACCGAAATCGTAATCGTGCCATTTCGCCCTTTGATTTTCGATACCATGACAGCACCATCAGCAGCAACGTCATGAGCGGAACGATCGGTCGTCATAGATACCGAAATGCTACCAGTACCTTCGCCTGTCGCTACATACTGACCCACAGCTGGGTGTGCAAGTACCCCTGCAAGGTCAGCAAAGCTATAAGTAGAGTACACTTACATTCCCTCCTTCCTCTAGCGATTCACCGTCACGTTAACAACAACATGCTCAATAGCCCCAGCCATCTTGACTGGAACGTAAATAGGCGGTGCAACTCGCTTATCTCGTTCGTCTTGTGTTTGATCTGCGATTCTTTCCGCAAGAACCAAATAGCCCTTGGACAGCGTATCTCCCCTTTGAAGGGTGAGGATCGGAGAGCCCTTCCACACGCCAGGAGCAATCGCACCGCGGATCACTGATTTATCACACTGCTCTGAAATTGCACTCACCAAGAGAGACAGTCCATCCTCTGTTTGCGGGATTTTCTTTGCCATGACCAAGGCATTGACTGCCCCAATCTGGATTTCTGCTTGGAGCATATCGAGATTCAATACCTCGTCGAAGGAAACACCGCTTGCCATCTTTCCTTGTGTAAGCAGCTTGAATTTTGGTCCAAAATTGGTATACACGTTCCCGTTTAGCTCACGAATTTTCAAAGCTTCTGTAGTGGATAGCTTCTCAGGTGTAACCCCGACTTGTGTTTTGTAAGCCAGTGTATATGCCGAGTTTGCACCACCCGTGTTAGCGCCCATCGCATAACCCATTGCTGCTACGGCTGCATGCGGAGTGGTGCTATATTGACCAAACGTTCGTTTATACGATTTGTTTTTCAAAATCTCCATGATGTTTCCCGTGGTTCCTGCTTTTACGGCTTCATCATCGGTCGTGTAAAAGTACGTGGACGCTGGTTCCATTGCTTCAACGGTTGCTGCTACTGCCTCGATTTCCGCTGATGTTGTATTCACGATGTAGGAGCTATACCAATCATTGTTAGCTGCTCGGCAAGCTGTGATTGCTTCAACCGCCGTTTCAGCATTAGCATCATCCCACCTACCGACTACCAATTTAACCGGAGTTGGGTCTTGGCTGAAATAAATGGTAGCAGCTGCGCATTCAGGATCAGATTCTTTCCATCCGTCCGACTTCATGTCTGAGAGGCTAGAATATATCTTGACCCGATCTTCTACGGGAATGTTTGTCGATTTCCCCACGATCAAACCGATGTCGAAGGTTCCAGCGCTCTGCGCCATGGGTGACACTATGACATTCACGCGTACAATTTCATCAAGAGAAAGTGCCAATCAAAACACCTGCCTTTCTTATCTATCTGGAACTACTTTTATTTCTGCTGCCTCAATGTAATGAACAGTAGAACTACGGACAACCTTTTCATTGAATCTGGCTGTAAATGACGTTCGCTCCCACCATTGCCCGCCAAACAGTTCAGGCAATCGAACGGGAGTAGGCACATCGGTTACAAGATGCATGGGCGAGAATAGCAGCGGACTCCTGAACAGGCCCGCGCGTACTCTGTCTGCATCATCAAAGCTGCTCGGTCCGTAGAACGTCCATTGCACTTGATGGACACGGGTATAGCTCGATACATTATCGGCAGTTGTCTCGCTTGTCTGGGAATAGCTTCGCTCTACTGGTTGTGCGTATGGGTCATTTGCAGGCGAGACAATAATAAACCCGACATCATCGGTACGCTCCCATGCGGGGGCACCATCTGCCGGGTAACCAATGCGAATGCGGTTTTGATTCTCTTCTGCTTCAGGATCAAGACCAAGAATGTTAAGCGTGCAAGCTTGAAAAATATCTTCGATCGCTGTAAGGGAAAGTGCAATATCTGACATCTACTTACCTTTCACCCTTTCTGCGACTGCTTTGTAGTATCCATAGTCGACATACGGGAAAACACGCTTGACTCGGTAGCGCTCGCCGCGCCACTCAATTTGATCCGACGTACCTTCTTCCCGGGTCTCAAACAGTTCTTGAGTCGAGTAAAAACTCATCAGCCCGGTAACGCGGTCACCCTCTGGCAACTGCTCAAGTGTCTTTGCGTCTGCTACAATGACCACGCCTGTCATCCTGATTGGTGGTACGTCTGAGGATACCCAACGTCCTTTTACCCAGTCACCACCTTTTCGATGAACAGTGAATGGCTGCGCAAAATCAGGGTCGGTAATCACTTCGCTAACATCGATCACATGTACTCATCCTTCCTACTTCACAACATACGTGATAGCCTTGCGGAGCTCGCCCTTATCAATGAGTGGTCTGTCACTGCCTTTTCTCTCTTCTGTGATTGGAGAGTTTGGCGCCCAGTTGTTCTGTGGATCGGTGAACCAGCCTCGGGCAAAATTTTGTCCCATCAGACCTGCCCTATGTAGTTCGGGTTCTGGATCGCCACCATCCAACGCAACCTCTGATACCTTCCCCAACTGCTTGGCGATAGCTTCTTTGTTGTGCTCAATCGCTGGTTCGAGTACGGGACGTGGCGGCGAACGCCAAAGAGGTGAGCCATGCGTCTGTATCCATAATTCATACGCTTTGCTGTACGTCATTTCGCCGCTTTCAACCCTTGGGTTCATCTCATCACGCATAGCCTTTTGACGGATACCATGAGTATGGGCGTATAGCAGCTCAGCATTGGAAATAGGATCACCCTGTCCTCTTTGACTTGACTCTCCTTCCGGAATCCCCACGTACACTTGCCTGTTTGCCAGGTCATCAATAATTTTCTTAATCTCGTTTGTTTTATCAATCCCAGTAGTGACTTGTCCAAAGAGGTTGAACATGCCCTTACCCCCTTAGTACACGTACATACCGCCTTTGCCTACAATCCTGCCAATGGTCGCCAGCTGTTGCCCGTAAATCGTCAGCTTCCACGCTGCCCAGCCGTCAAGGTCCTGAGCAATCGCGGAGTAGTCGGTACTCACAGAAACGTCAGCAACCGACTTCGAGGTTGCCAGCCCGCGAGTTTGTCCGGCTTTTAACACGCCGGCAGCTCCACTGTTTGGATCGGCAGTGCCTTGCAGATACAACGTGCAAAAATGGGCGATAAACCACCCCATAGCAACTGTCCAGTAGGAATGCCATCTTGCCTCCTGGATGCTGGCGCTCGCTAAATCAATGTACATTTGCACAACAAGCTGCGGAATCACGTACGCACCCTCTGCATTTGGTCCAAACTGCGGATATACAGCAATGAAGTCTTCGAAAGCAAAAGTAGGGTTGCTCCCAGTTCTGATGTTGGAAGCAGCCCCTATGAGTCCAGCAGCGCTCAAGTTGCGATCATTAGCAATCGACATAATTGCTCACCTGCTTTATTGTTCTTGACCAGCTTCCGCAGCAGCCTTCGCTTTTTCTTCGGCTTCTTTCAAGGCTTTCTCTTCTGCCTTTAGCTGTGCTGCTGACTTGGTTTTGTTCCCTGTCTCTGCATCTTTTACGGCCTGCTTGGTTTCCGTTACTGTGACGTCTCCTGCTTGACTTGCAAGCTTAAACATTGAAGATTGTTTCACCCATTCTGGTACCTCAACAAATTCATGCGCTCGCACTACTACGACAGGTTCTTGTCCTGCCGGGTGATCAAATTGGAATGATTTCTTAGACATAATAAGCATCGTAAAACTCCTCCTTAAATGCCGTCGCCATAGCGAGCGCACTGGGTATAAAGAAATTTAACTTGACCAATTTGAGCTGCGTATCCAGTCAGATAAGCCATTTCCGTTACCGACTGTTGCGTCATTACCCGACTAAGTGGGACTGTCAGATCGAAGTTAACGCGGTCTTCATCGTTGACGTACGCTACCATTCGATCAGTGCCACCCGTACCTGCACCTGAGCACCAGCGAGACGGAACAATCGCCAGGTCAATTCCTTGGTTCTTTCCGATATTGTTATCTTCCAAGAATTTCAGGATAGATACGTTACCTGCTTCGCTTACTTTGGTACCAACCAGGTGTGCAAACTGTTGGGGTGGAATCAGGATGTGATTCGCCATACCAGTTAGGTCGTATTCAGATGCTTCCCAAGTCGCTGTAATGATCGCGTTAACGTCTGCCAGAATTTCATCTGGAGTCTTCTTGTTCCACTTGGTTTGTCCAGCTGCTCCAGTAGCTACTGCCGCTGCCGTAATATTTGGATTGTTAACAAGGCCGTAAACACCTGCACGAGGCACGCCAGTATATACGATATTGTCGATTGACTTGTTGTAGTTCAGGCGAATACCTTTATCCAAAATGTCATCGAGACTACGACCAATCTTTTGTAGCTTTTGCTGATCAATGAATGGAACCTTCAAAATGTTTCCGAAGTTGAAAACCTGGAATACATCTTTTGAAGTATTGGCCTGCATGACAGGAATATCATTTGTCGCACCGCCGATAATCCCGTCCTCGTTACCACCTGTCGTGGCATAATCTACGAATTGATTGGAAACGTAGTCAACCCAGCCACCGCCAGTTATAGACACGATATCCCGCATCCAAGTAAAGCTGCTCAATGGCTCTAATAGTCTTGGATCTCGCTTCTCTAATTCTCCAACTAAAAACGCCATGCCGGAGCCAATTGCAGCAGCATCAGTCATCAACATGGATGGTCCAAGATTATCAATCGTGTGGATTTTTCTTCCCATAGATGCATTCATGTACGTTTATCCCCCTCTTACGGATTATTCCGCGACAGAATTGTGATTTCAGCGACCTTGTTTGTGTCGAGTTTGCCTGTTTTCCATTTAACCCCTGGCAGCTTGATGGTGTTTGCACCGTCTGCTGCTGCCTCAAAACCACCAACCACACCAGTAGGAATCGATGCGTTCGCTGTTATACGAAGGTATACAGCGCCCCCAGCTGTTGGCGTTCCTGCATTGCAAAGGACCGTAATTGAACCACGCTCAAGTACGTCACACGGTTGACCAGGCTTATAGGAAACTTGTTCAGAGAAGTAATCTGTACTCTGCTTTACTTCTCGTACCGCAACACCAACAAATGCATCTGCTGTACCATCTTCACCGAACTTCGAATAAGAATTGTCCCCGTTTAAAACGACCGCATCACCAAAAGAGATTGGTTCTTTATCCGTATCACGTACCAAGCGTGCCGTTATAATGGCATCGGCACTTCGTGAAACAGTACCGGGATATCCAAGGTTGAGAGATTTTCCAACTACTTTACCTGGCATTATTTATCCATCCTTCCTTACCGCTCATATTAAGAACGGTTCTTGTAATGTGGGTTATATTGTTTGGCGAGGTCCTGACCAAGCCCTGCGATTTTTTGCTGACGGTCTTCTGCTTTTTTATCAGCTGTAGGCTTTCTCTGTTGAATGGCAGCATAGGAGCTCTTTCCTGGTCTTTTCTTATTAATGCTAGCAATAGCTGCATCAGTTGCTCGCTTGCGCTCTGCTGCATCAGGGATAGCAGCGATAATCGGCTTAATGGCTTTCAAGGCTTCAATCTTAAGCGCATTATCCGCAGTCAGAGCACTCTTTGGTCGGTCTTCTGGATCAGAGATAGGACCTTCTTCGTCCATGTTTTCCACTGGGATGGTGTGGCTCTCTTCTTCATCGTCAGCTGCCTCGGAACCACTAGCCTTTTCGAGTTCTGCAATGGCGTTGTCGATTGCATCCTCTGGCTTCTCGTCTTTATTTGCATTGCTTTGCACAAGCCCTGTGACGAGTTCGGTGAGCTTGGCTACTTGATCGGCCAGGGCAGCAACAGCAGGGTCTTGGTTGTCAGATGTTGGCGGGCTTGTTGGCTCGGTTGGCTCGTTATCCTCGGCACCCCTTTCCTCAACGAGGGCATCTACTGCCTCCTTGATTTCTTGTGGTTCAGCATCTTTTGCAAAGTGCTTCAAGCCGACTGCTGCAAGTAAATCAGTGATACGTGAAAGTGATTGTGTTTTCTTTGGTAAAACGATCTTTTGATCTGTACCTGGCATGCTTGTATCTCCTTTCGGATTCTGAGTATTCCCAAGCGATTGGGATTTTGAATCTTGTATTGCAACGCGGTCACCAGCTCTGCCGCTATGTACGACAGCGACATGATTCCCGCAAATTTGCCGTTGATGGTATGTGCCATCTTCCATAGCCTCGTACACGCAATCGTAGCCGCATGAGACCTCCCGTTTGCCTTCCTGTATCTCGTCGATAAGGTTTTGCTCATACACGACCAGATCAGCCAGCAGGAGGTCATCATCTGCGCCTGAACCTCGTCGTACGTTTTGGATGACTCCTTTGGTGTACCGTACTGCGTTTATTGGCGTCACGGCTTCGTTTGGATGCTCATCCGTTAGGACTTTCCCCTCGAAACTAGCAATAGCCGCCGGGCTAAATACCTCTTCCGGGCTTCGATACACCTTCACTAGCTCATCGCGTTTGTCTTCTGCTCCTATTTCTTTCCCCAGGTAGTCATACCATCCAGTACGGGCAATGGGCACGTTGTGGCAGATCAGGAAGCCCTCTGGCGTTGCCGTCATGTTCTTACTAAACCGTGAACCGTAATATGCTCTTCTAATGTTTCTCACCCCCTCTCAGGCAATAAAAAAGAAGCCTTTGCATTTGGCCTCTACGTTCGGTTATTTTCTATCAAGGTTTATCGCATGCTCGAATAAAGACTTGTCCCTTTTGTCCAAAGAAATATTCACCATATGGTTTCGTAAAGCATCCTCGGCACATTTTGCGTTAACTTCTGAAGCTAAACCGATACAACCTTCAGATACCCAATATTCCTTTCTTTCCAATGGAACACGGATAAGGTACCTACGCAATTCTAATGTATTTAAATCTACTCTCATCACAATTGCATGGTGGTCCAAAGGCAATCCAAAGTTTAGAGGGTCATCGACAATGACCACTTCATCACCGGGACTGTATTTCATTTCGAATTCACCTCACACAATCTTTTCAAATTGTTTCCGCGTCATGCGCTGCATACGCCCGCCGTGGTACACCTTTGCAGGCCAGGTGATCAAATCCAGATCAATGACAGGCTCGGCATAGCATCGGCAGTTGAAGATTTCACCAGCGTGGTAATATCCATTTGTCCGGGTCTCTCCGTCCAGGCTTTCGGGACTTGGAGGATTGCTCCATTTGACGATCACACCGTCCATGATTTCATGGGAGCTACGAACGCGTGAATCCTCGCTTGTCCTCCATACATACCAATCAGCTCCAACAAAGTGACAGCGCGCCCGAGTCAATGCTGTAGAAGTCTTGCTTACCTCTGTCCTAGCGATCAGGTTCGCCTTTGCTTGTGATGCTTCTGGAAAGAACTCCTTTATCTGCTGCGCAATCTCGCTGGACCGCGTTCCTTTCATTGCCTCACGGAGTACGTGTTCATTAACCTGTTTGGCTATATCGAGTGGCAACGACTTGATTAGAGATGCATTTCTCTCAGCTTGGAAGCGTAGGTCTGCACCAATCGGTCCCTGTAGTTCCTTTTGGAGTGCCTGATAGATTAGGCGTCCTCTGCTATTCGTTCTTGCAGCCTGCCGCCATGTTTTCCCCGAATCACTGAATAGGTGCGTCACCATTTTCAAGGCTTCGGCATTAGCGTATTCCATAAACTTCGGATCGTAGGTGAAGCTCCTGATACGGCTAAGAATTTCTTCGACGTCTTCTAAATTGGTCAAAGACTCGCTTAAACTTTTCAAAGCCGCTTGAATCGCCTTGCGGTAAGCCTGCTCTATACGGCGTTTCGGCGCCCAAAGGGTTTTCGATTTCGTCGCCATATCCTAATTCACCACCAAATCCAAGCTCGCCTTGATGGGTGCTTTCGTCTGCTTTCTCAATGTCTTCATCAGAGATATTACTAAACATACCTGTAGAATCAGACAGTTGTTTCAATTCCTTGAGTGCAATCTTCTGGCTGATGAGACCAGCGTTATAAACCTCAACAATGGACTTCGTTTTCTTGTCAGCCAGTTCTGCTACTTCTTCATCATCAGGCGTCCTGATCGGATTGAAGGTGTAATCCAGATCGTCAGGGATAACACCAAATTCGGACATGCACATGATCGGTAGGAGCTTATCAAGGATCGGTCCCAGAGTGCTCTCTTGCTGCTGCTGGACTACCTCATAGTAGTTTTGCATGTCGCTTTCGCCTGTCGCATTCATACCAGCTGGTGACCTGCCAAAGAGCTTGGTAACGGGTATCTGGCTTGCTCCCGCAATGTCGAGCATGAAACTTTCGTAGATGTCGTTTAGCCCAGAGAAGGAATACTGATGTGTTTGAAACTCATCATTCTTCCCGATTAAATGCATTCCCATATTACTCATCAGCCAGTTTTGAGCCTGGATAGTATTGTAGATATCCGTTTGCATCCGCTGGTCTCCGATGGCAAGCATTTCACCCAAATCCTCGCTCTTCATCACGCGGAGATTCGCAAGAAAAATGAGCTGCGCAATGTTCCAACTGGTATTGTCTCGTTTCTTCAGCTCATCAAACACGACCTCGACCTCAGAAGCGCCCCAATAGGTCTCTGCGATCTTTTCCCAATATGGTAGCTGACGACCAGAGAATCGGAGAATGCGGCTGTGATGGACCTGCAAGGTTTGTCCAGCATCCATGGTTACCTGATAGGACTCTGGCAAGCCAAACTCCACATCATCAATATTGCTTACCAAGTCACCGTTTGGATACACACCGGACCAGCGATCAAGAATCATCAAGCCTTTAAACGAGCCTGGCATGATCAAATCGAAATCTAACGGTTGGTGCAGCATATCGTCGTGTCCATCGATCATGATCAGACCGACTGCACCGCCATATAAGCGTCCCCACTTGAGACCTTCAAGAATCTTTGACTTAACCCGGCGTACACGCCACAGTTTCTCAAGCTTTCTGATTCTGTCGGGCTCCATCGTTGAAGTAATCGTAATCCAGTTACGAGTCATGTCCTCTGGTATAGCGTCAATTATCTTCCGAATGATCCAGTGTTCGCGGTACAGAGTATTCAATAACTGATAGTTCTTGGATAACCGCGTCAGTGTATACTCGGTTCCTTCCATCAGGTTTGGTGTTCCGCTACCCAGGCGCGCAAGCACATTCGAGAATGCGTCCGTTGTCAGGCCAGGGGGCATCTTTGCAGCGGTATTTTTGGGCTTCTTAGCCGGAGGTTGCCGCGCGTCCTTTGCAAACTTCCGTTTACGTCTACTCAATCGTCATCCTCCTTTCATCAAGACTCTAACCTTCTTGGCTTAATGATCGTTTTTACAAAATACCTTCCAGCGTCCATACAGTGATCTGCATGCTTTAGCGGTTGCTCTACTCCGCGCATGACTGCCTTTTCATCCCATACGTAACTTGATACTTCTTTCAGGAAGTTAGGACATCGCTCTCGGTGCACCTTGAATTTCCGCTTTTTTATCATAGTTGATGTCATCCGAATGCCTTCTAACACTTCGTTATCTGCATCTTTGATCCGAAGACCTCGATTTCTTAACGTAGTCTTAAAGGCAGCAGCAGACGGGTCGACGATGACATATATCGGATAGTCCTTGCCAATGAATTTTTCCAGATCATCCGCGTATTCAGAGTTTTCCTTTTGCTCCCCTTTTTTTCGACCATCGTAATAGTACTCATCCAATACCCACACCGTATCACCGTCATCCCAACAATCAAGGAAGACGGTAGGGTTCTGGCTACCGTAGTCGATCGCGATATAGCGCTGTGCCAGGCTCTTGAATCCGGGTATCAGGTCTTCATCCACGAAAGTGTTCTGTTCTTTGTCCCACATATCATAGATCGCGCCCTGAGCAACAACCCACTTGCCCTCGATCATGCGCAAATACCAAAAACCCGTGTACGCGCCACGGATAAATGTTTTGTACTCATCATCTAGATTGGGATTGTCGTCTAATTCAAAGTGGTAGACCTTGACCATACCGCTTTTGAGCTTTTTCTCATCTGTGATGTACTCAGTATATAGGTAATGGTACGGGTGATCCGGGTTTGTCGTAGCATAGAGCTTCGCACCTTTAACCGAAAGCCTGTTCAGTAACTGCTTGAAAAACTTCTCTGGCATCAGCGTAAGCTCATCACAATAAGCTCCTGCTAACGTCTTACCACGAAGGTACTTCTCTGATCCCTCATCCTTGGCCCCAATCACCTTAATCTTCCGTCCAAACATCTGAATGAGACCCGTTTGATGATTGTATTTATAATTAGCAGATCCAACCGTATCAAACAAATCCTGAAGTACGTTATCAAAGATGGTCTCTTTCGATATGCCGGTAATGACCAACAATCCTTTAGGACCATTTTTGATGTAATTGATCCATTTCGGAATCATCCCAACCGTTTTGCCGCTACGGACTGAGCCTTCCAAAATGTTTATCCTGGCGTCATTCTCGATTGGACTCAGGATAAATCTTGTTATCTTCTCGCCAAACAGTTGAAATTCCATCAGGAATCACCCTTAATCAAAGCAGCGCTTTTGGCGATTGTTTCCGCGAGCTGATCAATATTGCCGCCACCATCGTTGTCGCCGCCTTTATTTTCAATTTCCTTGATCTCAGCTTTCAGCTTCTCAAGCTTCAAACGCTGCTCTTCGGTCATGAAACCAATGTACTTTTCAAGCTTCTCCAGCGCCTTCATCTTGTCGTGTAACTTGATGCTTACGCCGTCCTTGCCTTGTTTCACTTCGTTGATTAGCGTTCCGTCGACCTCTCCACTATCCCTGATTGCAACAAAATTGCGTTTGTAGGTCATCTGTTCGCCTGTCTTTGGATCGTTAATAGGCATGCCTTCTTCGGTGAACATCGGCACCTCTTGCTGCCCAAACTCCACGTACTCAGATATGTCAGCGAAAGCTATCTTCATGTATTCCGCAATGACTCGCTGAACGCCAACTCCAAGGTCATCGACTATCGCTTCTTTCTGTCGCTTAATCTCTGCTTGAATCTGAGGTTTTCTCAAGTTCTCCCAGCCAATTGCGTAAGCTGTCTTCTTGCTGTAGCCAACTGCCATTGCAGCTCGAGTAGCGTTGAAGTCTCGCATATATTCCATAACAAAAAGACGTTGTTTATCGCTTAATTCGGATGTCTCCGGTTCGGCTTCAACTGGCGTCTTCTTTGTTACTTTTGATTTGGCTGTTTCATTAGTAACGTTACCTTTTCGAATAGTAACGTTACCATTCAATTTATCGTCCCATTTGTCTTGATTCTTCCACTTACGAATTTGGGAGTCGCTTACTCCAAGTTGTTCAGCTATATCCTTTAACAGCAGCTTACCTCTGCTCTCCAAGTAAAGTGCTTCTGCTCGTTCTCGATTCGGACTACGTGCTCTTGCCACTACATGATCACCACCACCATTGTTTGAGTTGTTTTGCAAAAGAAAAAAGCACTCCCTTGTTCGGGAATGCTCTCTTAGTTAATTAGTGGAGAAACGTATTTGAAAAATACATAAGCACCTGCAAACGGTGATATGTACGTTAATGGTCGTGATAATGCATTAGGTAATCTCCTTGTAATAAACATAACTATAACGACAGAAATGGTCATACATATCAACATTGCAATTAACAAGCGGGTAAATGGCCAAAGGTTATAATCCAATTCAATCAATGTATCATCCTCCTCCAACGACATAAATTCGTCACTTATGGCTATTTTCCTACATCTTTCGTCCGACAATTACCGACATTCAGAAGGATATAATACCCACATTATCCAATTGTGTATCATAAAGGAGGTGACATATATGCCAACTACCGGTGAAAAACCTGGAAAAGGTACTTACATCTGCAAAAGTTGTGGTCAATCTGTTACTCTTGACGATCACACAGATACGCTGCCTCCATGCCCTAAATGCAATGGGACAGAATATCGTTAAGTCTTAGTCAAAAATTCTTGGATTGCTGACTCTTCGTAACCAAACAGCTTTCCAAGTATCCAGTGATCAAAGACAGACGTAGGGACCTGCGGCACGCTTTGTATGACATCAAGAATATGTGGATGTTTATAAATCCACAAGGTAAACCAGCCCTCTGCCAAAGGCTCGGTATATACTTTTAGTTCTTGATTAGTCACGAAAGTGATGACATCTTCACGAAACCTTTCTTGGAATGGCATCATTGCCGCAGGCTTTCCCCTATGTACCATGTAGCAATAAGCAGTCAATTCTCCCGTTTCCAAATTAATCCTCCCTCCTCTTTCAGCGCATTTACTTCTCTCCCTATGTCTCATCTTCATCAGTTATTCTGCCCTAACTTTTTGGTAGCTCTTCCAGTTATCTTTAGTTCCATCCTTGCACACTGGGAGGTCTCCGTTCTCTATTTCGGTAATGAGAAGTACTGGACAAGGGGCGAGGGGCCGGAACCGTAGGTCTCGCATGTAATCCCCTGTCCGATGCTGCTCACTTTTTGCGGATTCGCTGGACAGGATAACCTTCAAGTTTTCGTTGCCACTTGCGCTTTTCTTTTTCTCGGTAAGCCTGAATACAAGCTTCCCAGTGCACTAGATCTCCGTCTTGAGTTGTTGGCATCGTGATCTTGACCAGAGTCATTCCCATTCGTTTCACCCCATACAAAAAGCCACCCGTTTCCGAGTGGCTGCGTTTTCGACCGGATTAACTCCGATCCCTGATGCGATTGTATCACGCTTGATTTGAAGCCTGCTGAAAGTGTAAAAAGTGTCTGTTTTGTCTAAAGTGTCAACCTTTCAAGCTGCTTCGTTGTTGCCATACATTAGCCACGCCATTTGAATGATGACTGACCTCTTGATCTCGTAGTATCGCTGTCTGCTTACCCCAATCTGGCGGGCAATGAAATTGTTTTTCTCCCCGTCCATGATAGCGTCAAGGACAGTCTTTTCCTTTTCGTCAGTTATGCTCTCAGCTGCACGTTCAATGCGTTCTACGGCATCCTGTAGCTTCTCTAGGCGTTTCCACTTTCTTTCCCTTCTTACTACCTCAGCGTGTGTTTTATCGCCGTTCTTGCCCTTTCCTTTTGGCATAGAGGCATCAATCCCATACGCTCCGACTGTGCCTTCGCCTGCGTCTTCCAGGTATCCTTGTAGTCTATCTATCTCTCTTAACATGAAGTGGTAGTCTCTCAGCTCTTCTTCTGTCCGTTGCACCCATTCCATTGCCGGTTCCAGGTCCATGAAAGCAATCTGACCATCATGCTCCTTTAATCCTTGTTCATTGACCATATGCTTGTCCCACTCTGGGCAGCATTCAATTTCACCGATGTGGAGGCTATGGACACTGCAGATTGCTTTTTGTCCCCAGCGTGTTGCAGGGCATTTCTCGCATACCTTTTCAATCAACATGCTTTTCTCTATAACTACGCTCATCTTCCGTTCCCCCTGTCCGGTTGCCCGTGGTATAATATGGTTGTCGAACGCATATTCGGGCTCCCGGCTGGGGGCTATTTTTTAGGAGGTAATGCTATGCCCGTAATTCCTTTGACTCCTGAGATAAGTGACATAGCCATTATTGGAATAATTGGTACAATGACTTTACTAGCTATGTGCTTCATGGCAAAAAGCAACTAATCCTCGTAACTACGTTTCTAATTGAAGCGTGGTTTTTCTTTTTTACTCCCGAAATATTAAGTAAAATTACGTACATCTTGCTAAACACCCTCAAGATGAACTTCTGTACTTACTAACCTTCTTATCTCTCCCCTTTTCCCCTTACTTACAACTCTCAATTTCTCACGACCATAATAATATTGTGCATTCGTTGTGTTTTCGGGTGGTGCGTGCGTTACAATTAATAAAGCCTCAACATCTGCAAGCTTACGATCCGAGTATCTTTGCTTTTCAACGAACTCAAGTAAACCAACTCTCACCTGTAACTGACCTCTGATATTCCAAAGCCAGTCTCTTTTATGTTCTCTCATTCTTTGATAGAAACTTCTTGTTGTTTTTCCAATATAGATCAGTTTCTCTTTACCGCCATAGACTCTATAGATTGCATAAATACCTTTTCTTAAGGAGATTTCGTACTGGTCAAATTCGTCCAAACTGTATGGACCATACCAATTTACTGTTATCATTTGCAAAGGAACCACTCCTGAAGGATATTTCCCTCAGATTATCACAATTTCTCTTTTGTTAAATTGCGATTCCTTTCACCTTCAAGAAGGCTAGGCTGACCGCATGGGACACTGTTCCCGCGATTGGTGGTTTACCATCAATGCCACTAGGAACTCTCACCCACTCCTGAGAGGCTTCGCAGAACTTATAAGCTCGTCCCAAGTATCTACCTTCCCGAAAGTGCTCGAAATTGAGGTAAATGCCTTGCTTTTCTGCTTCCTCCACCAGTACACCAATGCCGCTCCAAGTCGTTGATGGTCTAAAATGCTTATCTTCAATGAATCTCGGCCCGTTATCAGTGAATTTTATCCAACCACCAATTCGTTCCATCCACCCCAACGCCTCCGCCACTTTCGCATCCAACTCACGCCCTGCCTCCATTACTTGCCCACCTCCATCAGCTCGCGGTTCTCGTAGATGTTGCCGATGACTTCTAAGGTACCCCACTCATTCCACATTGGTACCGAACTAGTGCTGCGAACCAATTCTCCATCTTCGTCGTGTCCAAACACTGTAGCGAAGTAAAATCCTCCCCAGTAGTTGTGGAATCTCACTACACCGATTGCTCCGCGTTTATTTCTGGTGATATAGCCCTCATATATCTCTTTCCCGTTAATGTCACGATGGCCTACGTATTGTAGCCACTCAACATCCATCTCGTAGTCGTATCCATCTTCATCTTCCCTGGTTATATCCAGCAAAGCCAATCCGTTATAAGAAACGATGGCGTATTGCTCTTTGTCAAAGTTTGGGCCAATCATTATGTTTTGTTCTTTATCCCACGCCAGTAACTTCATCTCACGTCCTGCTTGCATCCCGTTACCCTCCCTGAGTGCATTCGTCAGAATTTGTTTCAGTCAATCGCGAAAACCTCGATAATTTGAAAATGCATAATCCAAATGCTATAATTTTTTTAGATCGAAGCGACAATGGAGACGCTCACTTTGAGCTGAGATGCGTCGATACTCAACAATTTGAGGAACGTGTTCCTTATGTCAAGAAACACAACGACTGAAGACTGGTTCAAGCTGTGGAACCCAAAGTTCGGTGCAGAAGTAAAAGCTACTTTAAAATTTATCCCTCATTGGGAGCGACGCGGATTTATAGTAATCGGAAAGACTACTAGACCTGATTTGTAAGCAGAGGCAGCCTTTAGGCTGCTTTTTTTATTCAAGTAATGTTTTGTTAAATCAGCTTTTTGAAAACAGGATCACAGAAACTTATAACTTTAGTTAGCAGACATTAAAACTGGGATGGTGTAACCTTACGTTTGCCCATTGTTAAACTATCTTTCTTATCTGTTGATGGAACGCCGTGTGCGATGAAAATCGCCCGCACGGTGTAGGCTCGAACGAAAACCCTCAAAAAGAGAAGGGAATAAGTCGAGAATAGCATTGATGAAACGCCAGCAGTTGGGACAATCACTCTTTTGAATGCGAGCATTTTACTGATTAGCTTCAATGAAGAATTATCAGATGATACTTTAACGATCAATGATATCAATCAGTTAATCACCCACATTAGCAATCAAAATGGAGCGAACCTCAAAAATCCTGCGATTAATCAAAGTATTGAATGGGATACTAGTAACCCCGGAAACCCTGTTCTTAAAATTCACATGGGTTATAACCCTGAAACATGGCACACTGGATTTACTTATAAAGTCAAATTTGTTTCAGGTGCTGTAAAAGATATGAGTGGAAATATTACTTATGAAACGCCATTCAGTAGCGAATTTTAGACAGCCATCAACGGCCCTCGGGATATCCCGAGGGTATTTTTTGTGTCGGGACTACGGCATTTAGAATCTCTTTTTTATCACATCGTGTGGTTTGTTAAGCAGACATATATTGCCTGTAGTTGCTGATGTACCCGCGAAATCTGTTTTCCATGCCTTTGAGCCAACCTCCACGCGGCCCTTTCTTTCCGAACTCAATTTTCATGACGTGAGGATCGGATGCATCAGCAGCACATAAGACCCATTCTTCCGACAGGTTGTAGGTTTCACGACCAATCCGTTCAATTTCTTTCCAATCCATAAATCCTTCCCTCCTATCTAACAATCGTGTGATGTGATAAAGTGTTTGCTAATTGAAATAGAATACGTTGTCTTCGAACGGAACTTCATTCATTCCGTTAAACATTGATGCCCCGAAAATCTGCATTATTTCCCATAGCTGAAAGTAGTTATATCCAAGTGGATCAGGAGAAATTTGAGTTTCAAGTTCCTTTCCGCTTATGAACCGCCCGTAATGCATCTTAAGCACTTCCATCCCATATCCCGTCAACCGCACGCTGCACCGTTCATTCATGTTTACTGCTATCACCATCTATCCCTCCTTCTAATCAAAATTACCGAAGTGTTAAATCAAGCTGAGATAAAGTTCCCATGCCTGTCGATTGCTTTGTATGAATGACCGTCTGTTCCTGCTCTAAAGATCACGACTGCATTCGGAAATGGCGCGTTAATCTTACTGCCGCCAAACTTCAACCGATGCCTTATGAACCAAATTTCTCCCTGCATGCAGTACCTGTGCCACCATTCTGAGCACGTTCTCGCTGGTACCAGGCAAACCACCGTGGCACCCTGCTGCGCTGCCTCGTATGCTTTCTGAACCCACTTGCTGATCTCTCTGCCGTAAGGTGGGTTCATCCAGCAGGTTCCTGTCCATTCCTGCTTTAGTCCGTCCTGATCCGGTGTGAAAAACTGCGGGCATTTTGCATTATCCGGTAGCGCGCAAACGTCAGTGGTGAAGCGAAATATTTCATTCAACTTATCGAACAGGTCCTGGGGCGTTTCCCAAACATTCGTAACCGTTTCTGGATTAAAGAAGACACCTTGGTTGAAATTCGTTTTGGACATTAGGATCTCGCCCCCTTTCTTCCCTAACTATTGTGATAAATCCCCATTCACTTGGATGCCGATTGCTTTTCTCAACGTTGTTAAAAACGGCTTGCTCAGCTTTTCTACATCCACTTTTCCGTAGCAGTCATCACACAATGGAATGCGAATTGCAATTTCTGATTGATCGTATACCTTGTAATTTCCGGTTTTCACATCGCAACCACGACATTTGCGCGACTCGCTGGAGAAGCTACTCCAAACTTTCATATCCCTATTTCCTCCCTACACATTTTGATAAATTGCTCTTTATGAGAGTCCAAATACTTGAGTTTATAAAGCGGAAAATGGTAATATTTTGATAATCAACACTTAGGGGGTGTCTCAAATGAAGTTATATCCTCAGACATAGAAAAATTGAAAGCGAGGAGTTATATGTCATTTGAGATTAAAGAACGAACCCCTACTCATGAAGAGTTTCATCAATTGTGCGTTTCAGTTGGTTGGGAAAAGATGATGAATTTCAAAGTGATCCAAGACTCACTTGAAAATTCTTTGTATTCAGTTGTTGTACTCTTCGAAAGTAAAATAATTGGTATGGGCCGAATTATCGGCGATGGGTACATTTATTTTTACCTTCAAGATATTGTTGTACTTCCGACGTTTCAAAAAATGGGGATTGGTACAATGATTATGGACAAACTCATGTCCTATCTAAAAGAGAATGCTCCCGACCAAGCTTTCATTGGTCTCTTTTCTTCTACGGAAGGTAAGAAACTTTATGAGAAATACGAATTTAAGCAGTACCCTGCTTTAACAGGAATGTTTCGTGTTGCACCAATATAGTAAGATGCAAGTCTCCTCCGATCCCGGGGGAGTTTTTATTATTTTGCCTCAAGTTTCTTATCTCCCTGAGCATTGTGTTAAGTGAATCTATTACCAACATTTCCCCAAGATTTGTAGTAAGATCGAACTATATACAAATGTTGGGAGAGAGTTAACATGGCACTCATTCGCAATCTTGAAAAACGAGTTATTAATGCAAGAGTTCATGAAGAAGTGAAAGCAGACTACAACGTCGTTGTTCAAGATGGTCAAAAGTACATCCAAATCAATACATATGGTTCTGAGAACCGTCCTACCCAAAAGGTGAGTCAAACAATTCAGCTTAATGAAGATTCAGCGAGACAATTGCTTAAAATCATAAGGGCCGAATTAGGCGTTAGCCTGTAAGCTTATTTGCTTTATCCCCCAAAGCACCGGGAACACTTGAGCAGGATTCACAGCGTTACCAAGCGCCTTCAAACGTGCTTCCCGGACTTTACTCTCCAAACCTGAAATTACGCGTGGTGGCTCCCAGTCATGCTGTTCTTCTCCTTTGGCTGCCGGCCATTTTAATCTGTCCAACCAATCGGAAAGCCCATTAAGATCTCCACCCACTCTGGATTTAATTGACCACTTACTTCTGAAACGCACATCGATAGTTCCACTTGTTTCCCCTTCTCGATTCGGCGTTTTATACAAGGATTTGATAGGTTTCCTCTGTCTCGATTGTCTGAGGCATTTGGCGTCGGCCAAAACCCCTTCTTCCAATTCGATATGTCCGTCCGCAGTGATCTGCTCTGTCCCCCTCCGTGGCTCCCAACTGCGTCTGCTGCGTTTGGAGTAGCCCACAACGAAGACCCTTTTTCTTTGGTGCGGGGCACCGACGGCTGCAGCTGGAATAACAAACGCCCTTGCGGTGTAACCCGCTTTGTCCATGTCAGCAAGCACAGTGTCGAGTCCCAAAGTGACGTGTCCATCAACATTTTCTCCAAGGACCCAAGTGGGCCTGAGTTCTCTGATAAGCCTAAGCATTTCTGGCCAGAGGTGACGGTCGTCTTCTTCGCCAAGGCGTTGCCCGGAATTACTGAAAGGCTGGCAAGGGTATCCTCCGCAAATAATGTCAATTGCTCGCTCATCACCTATGACCCCCTCTTCTATGAGCTGCTGCTTATTGATTGTTCTCACATCATCAAATATTGGCACTCCTGGCCAATGCTTTTGTAAAACCTGCTGGCAAAACGGCTCTATCTCACAGAACGCTACCGTTTCTATACCGGCCCAATGAGCTGCTAAATCGATCCCGCCGATGCCAGCGAATAGTGATAGCATCCTCATAGACTTTCCACCCCCGGCAGCGAGAAAATTGATTGCTGCCCGTGCTCTGCTGCCACTGGATTGATCCAGATTACTTCCGTTCTTCTTACACCAGCCTCTGCAGTAACTCCTATTGTCTTGCGCTCCCACTTCTTCAGCTTTTCATCGTAGAGAGGATGAGAGTAACCGGATATGATTGCAGGACCCGTATGTTTTTCCAGAACCTCCAGCAGTTCAATATGATCGTCTACCGTCATTTCATACTTGTACATCGGGCCTCGCCTGGTATCTAATAGGTAAGGAGGATCACAGTAAATCAACACATTTGAACGTCGATGCCTAGTGATAACCTTCGCCGCTGGTTGTTTTTCAATCTGCACTCCACTAAGGCGCTCTGCTGCAGCAATGATTTTATCTGGTAAGGTCGTCCACTCAATTGCCGGTGAGGAAGGGCGTGCTGCAAAGTCAATTACATGACGCCAATCCGTTTTTCGAGTGGTTTTTACCCATCTGGCCATCCAACATCTTGCCAAGAATCTACGAGCTCGTTCTAATGGGTCCTCTGAGTATTCATAAGCCCGGTTATATTCCTCCCGGGAGTAGGGTGTCCATCGTACCAAGTCAGCCAAATCCGCTTTCCTATCCCGAATAACCTCAAACAGATTAACTATGTCATCATCTAGATCGTTCACTGTTTCGATTGGTGATCGCGGCTTGTTGAACAGAACTGCTCCGCTACCGAAATATGGTTCCAGATATGTCTCATGCGCTGGCATGTTTTCAATAATCCATTGCGCGGTATTCCATTTGCTTCCTGGGTAGTGCAGGATTCGTGGCATTTTCACCTCGAATGCCTCCCTTCTGGATGCCAATTTAACTTAATTGAGCTTGTGTTACCTATAGACTGAACTTGTCCACCGCATCATCCATCATGTCCTGGTTAATTCCGATGTAGCGAAGAGTGATGCTCGGATGCGAGTGATTGAAAATCATTTGGAGAGTCGCAATGTCCCGCGTACGTTGGTAGAAGTGATACCCAAAGGTTTTGCGTAATGTGTGTGTCCCGATGCTTGTTAGACCAATTTTCTTCGCTGCACCATTGATTATTTGGTATGCTCTGACTCTAGTAATTGGCTTGCTTGTCCGTTCTGAAGCAAATAGGAATTCACTGTCATCCTTGTACTTGATATATTTGTCAACTTCTTTCCGCAGCTTGTCATTGATCAAGAATTGCTTCCTCTTACCCGTCTTCTTCTCCGCAATCAGAATGTGGCTCTTGTTTCTTACATCGCAAACCCGTAACGGTAATATATCCGAGATGCGCAGACCCGTATTTATCCCAAATACGAACATGAACCCATCTCGTGCAGACTGGAACTTCAAGACTTTTTTCATCTGCTTTAGCTTCTTCTTTCTACGGATTGGCTCAACGATATTCATGCGATACCCTCCCAGGTGCGATATGATGTGGTAAAGGAGTGTGTTTCGTATGGAAAAGTCGTTTTACTATTCGGTCAACTGGGGAGAAATTAGCTATCTGAAAGATGCTTTAGATGCTATCGAGGTGCCTTACTTGATTGAGCAGCCATCGGACCGTTTGCAGCTGTCTCCCGGCGAAGTTGCTATCGTTTTTCCTGACTTGAATGTGCGTGTCTATAACCATGTACGTGAGCTTTTCAACGGTCACGGGCTACGCTACCCGGAGTAGCTCGTTTTCCGCATCGCTTTCTCAACCGTGATATTAATCCCAACAATCCTATCTTTTGGTTGAGGCTTCGGCAGTGATTCTAGTCTGGCTCGTTCTTCCTCTGTCATTGGCCTTGTAATACACTCACTCACAAGTGGGTTTATGTGTTCATCTCTTTTTCTTGCTCTCATATCCGTACCATATCTATTTGGGGTACGTATTGCTCTGCTCATCTTCCACACTTCCCCTCTCTGCTCTTACGCAGCGTCTATGCCGATAAGCTTGTCCACATGGACTAGATAATCCAGTACAGCTCTTTTCGTTTGAGTAACCAGGCATCCATATACGTCAAAGTCCTCGATGGGGATGCTTTTACGTCCACCGTTTTGAGCGTGGAGCATTGCCATTCGGATGAAGGATAACGACACAAAATAGGTTGCTTTTAATGCTGAAAACTCGATCAAGAGGAAGCATACAGCACCCATTTTTTCTGTTTTCTCCAAGTGCTCAATCTGGTGTTTGCTGATGTTATCAAGGTCAAACCTTGTTCGATCTCGGGTGCTCTTCGCCTCAAAGTAAACAGCTCGTCCACGGTAAACTCCATCGTAATCAACGGTTGACTTCTCCTCGAAGTACCCTGATAGAATGCGACTTCCTTTTGTCTTGGTTGCTTTGATCGGCGTAGGCCGCTTATGGATGAGCGCAACACTAGCGCGTTCATATTGTTCATTCGCGTAGTTCAGAAGGTCTTCAAATCCTTTGCCTCGATTGGCTTGGCTCGTTTTCAGCTGCATGACGTTCCCCCCCACTCTTACGCCACTTGGCGCGGTATCCAATTGCTCACATATCCCAGTGCAGCATCCAAATCCTTCTTGAGAACGTCAGCGTAGCTGCTTACTCCAAAACGGTCCCATAGATCACGGTAGATCTCTCGGAATAACTGCGATCGAATCTTTTGAATGTCCTCTCCGATTCCATCCCGGACCATTGTCAGTTGGCGAAAAGTTACTTGTTCTGCGAGCTCCATACCGCGCTTTTGAACTGCCTTTCGTAAAATCCGCTGTTCACGACTATTCAGGGTGATTTGTGTCTCAACCTTGTAGTCGATTTCCAATATCTTTTGCTCTACACTGTCCAGCCGTTGTTCATGTTCGATAGCTTGTTTGAATAGCTCCATCCTCACTCTTCGTTCATCCAAAGGCACAATGTTTGAGGTGATCTGCTCCCGCATAGCTTTGAATTCATGAATGAACATTATCTTCATTTTCATGGCTTCCGGTGTAACATATGACATCGCTATCAGTGCAAAAGCATCTTCTGTCATGTTGAATTTTGGATACCATTGCTTGTTCTGTGGGTGTTGATACTGGGTCTGCTCAAAGTTGAGCACCCCCCACCGTCTCTCGCCAGCTTCGTTTAGCTTTTCGATTTGAATCTCTATATCCCGTAGCACATTGCGATGATCCTTATTGAATACATCTGCGATTGTCAGACTGTCTGTTACGGCTCGTCCATTCTCTATGAAAACAAGTTTTGTCATGATGGCCTCCTTTGGTTGTTTATTTGCCAGCAGCTCTTTGACCATTTAAGTTAGCAAGCATCTTTGAAAGCTCGGGGTCATCAGCAATTTTCTTACCTTTCGCCTCGAATGCTCCAGATGACTCCATTTCTTTTTGCTTCTGGACCGATGCAGGCAGTTGATCCTCTCTTGGGTGGCTACCTCTGATAGGAACTACTTTCTTAGCTGTTTGCTGTCGAAGGTACTCTTGGTGAGCTTGCTCCGATTGTTCAGCGTTTCTGACACCTTGGACGAACATTTTCTCAAGAGTGCCTTTGGCATAGTCCCAAGCTTTACCTTTCTCGGCTGCATAGCGCATTACCCAGGCAATCATGTCTGTCTGTATTCCGTCATCGAGATAGCTGTGTAGCAACTGCCTGATTGTTGGATTAGGGTCAAAGTTGAAATAGTGTTTGTACTGGTCAATAACGCTATTGAAAACATGCAGGTCCCTATCACCGACTACCACAACTTTTTTGTGCGAATCCTTGGAATCAGTAATAGGTGGTAGGGGAATCAGAGAATCAGGAATCAGAGAATCAGGAATCAGAGAATCAGGAATCAGAGAATCAGCACGGCTTTTAGTAGGCTTGTCCTCTCCTTGGTCGGGAAATTCCGAGGAAAGCCCTAGGCTGTTCTTAGGCATTACCTCGCCTTGATTTGGATCAGCCTGTTGCTTGCCCTTGTCTTGATCAAGCTTCGGTATTTTACTTATTGCCTCTCTATGATGTGGATTTTGATGATTTGAAAATTTTGGAATACTGATGAATCGTTCCCCATCAACCTCGTACCTGAGAATAAATCCAGCTTCGTGTAAATCTTGCAGGCATTGGTTGATATCTACATTCTCATAAGGGAAAAGCTCACCTTTGATTCTTTTGGGGCGATCCTCCAGCAAACCATCTCGGTCAGCCAAACACCAAAGTCCTACAAAAAGCAACCTTGTGTATGGGGTCAGGTCTGACAGGTCTTCATTTTTAAAGAACCCTGGCTTGATATTTCTCGCTCTTGCCATCCATTTCTCCTCCCGTCTGTGTCATGATGCCCCTACTCGATATAGAGGAAGGAGCACATTTTGTTGATACTCCACAAATGCTTGTCGACCAGCTCGCGTATTGTGAGCCTTCCAGTGGCACGTTCCCGTTTGTGTAACTGGACCGCATGCCAGCGCAACGTTCCAAGGCTCCCCAGTACCTCCCTGGCTTCTGAATAGGATGTGGTGTGCCTCCAGTGTCCAAACTTGCCTTGCTGACTTCCTGCAAATCACGCAGCAGGCTTTATCTCGTTCCCATACCTGCTCAAGTACATCAGCAGTGATTTTTCCACGTTCTTTTTGCTTCTTCACACGACGCTTATGATTTGGTTTCTGTACTGAACGAACTTCATCAAACATGCCCATTTTCATCACCTTGCCTTTGTGCAAGCACTCTATATTGGTTAATCTTGATTGGTATCCATCCTGGATAATTCCGTGCCATATATGCTTTCGCGAACCGCTTTAACGTCTCTGGATCGTCATACAGCCGATACAAGTCCGGGAGGGGAAACCATCGTTCTATCATTTCTCAGCTACCTCTTGTTCAGGTTCTTCTTGATCCTGTTCTACTACCTTGTAATCCACATCAAAGATGTTGTCAGACTCAATTCCATTGTCTTTTCTGAGTTTCAGCACTGCTTCGTCAGTCGCAAGCTTCTCTTGTACCTCAATGCTAATCGGCATGTATTTTGCCATTTCTTTGATGCACGTTTTCTTGCACATACTTTGAAGATGATCTTTCCAAGGTCCAGTTAATTGACCGTTGAATTTTGATTTGGAGTGTTTATTTGCATGCTTTAGGCACTGTTCTTCTGTCATGGTCACAAAGTCAAATGCCTTGTCTTTTAAGTGGTAAGCAGCATAATAACGAACTGGCTTACCCTCATCCTTTGCTCCACGCTCTTTTATTACCGATAAAGCTTGTGCAATCATAATATCCATGAAGTCATCTTTATTTGGAGTGAAGTTCTCAAGGTTTGGTAACATATCGAAAGGAACATGAAGGAGCCGCTTATCCTCTCCTTTGAGGTAAATAAACAAGTCATTTTCGTAGACCGTCTCTGCATAAATCTTGGATACGTCCCCAGTCCGTCGTATTAAATCGATCTGCCCCTTGTATCCGATCTGAAATTGACACTCAATGAAGCCTTGCTTATTTTTGTACGGAACAAGATAGGCATGACCGATTAGGTTAGGCTCAAGCCCCAAGGTTGCGCAGTTCATAACTGCTCCTACAATAGATGCTGGCGTGCATTCAGCAAGTAATGGCGTCCTACTGATGGCGGTTAATGTGATACGCGCTAAACGCTCTGGTGTCATATGCTTAGGAACGAGTGATTTTATTGCTTGAAAGTTATCGGCAAGCTCCTTTTTGATGACAGCATTAAAATTTTCAGCTTTTGTCATAGTACGTTGAGCCAATTGCCCGGCTAAATTCGACTGATTGACTGTCTTGGATTCCGACATTACTCATCGCCTCCAATCACGCGGAATGTACGTCCGCGTTTTCCCGTTTTCCATGTGAAGCAAAGATCCCCCTGAAAGTATGCTCTTTCACTTGTTTGCATGTAGCCCTTGATTTGGTTCTTGGCTGCTTCTTCTCGTTGCTCAGCAATGCTTTTATCGGCCCTAGCTCGGTGTAATTCCTGGATGATCGGATATGCATCCTCTGGGAGCTCAATTGAGGAATCTGTAGCTGATTCTGCGAAAGTAGTCTTGAGGTACTCCGTGTCCTGATGAGAAAAGGATGGAGGCATTTTTGCCATCACATGATCTTCCCAGAATCCCTTTTCGATGGTGATCAAATTCTTGATTAACTCTTCATCACGTTCAATCACTCTCCATTGGAGGTCCCATCCTCCAATCAGAACGACGATAAACCACCTATCTGCACCTGTAACAGCCATGTAATGATTGCATTGGAGAATGTACTCTGTAGGAGCCTGTGTACCGGACCAGTCGTCTTTGCAATATTCGGACGTGTTCTTGCACTCTAACCCTGCATTTAGTCCTGGTAACCAACGATCAATGTTTGCCAGCATGAAGGGATGCTCAGGATGTTGGAATATGGCGTTTTGTCTCCACACCTTATATCCGGTATCCTCCGCGAACCAATCAGCGATAACAGGCTCCAGTTTACGACCTGCTTTCATTTTTGGATTGTCCTCGACTGGCGGTAGCTCACCTAATTTCTCTAGATAAACTCCCATAGGGGATTTGTATCGGCTCATTCCACAAATGGCCGCAGCATCAGATCCACCTATTCCTAAACGGCGATACTCAAGCCAGTCTGCATGCTGCATGTTTAGTGTGTTAACCAAGCGTAAAGCTTGCATGCTCTTTGCCTCCCTCTTGTTTTTTAGGGGTAATCACGCTAAGCTAGAAGCAATCTAAATCTTTTAAGTTTTACATCTAGACTCCGTTGCAGCGGGGTCTTTTTTGTTGTCCAGGTTGACGTTTTCAAGGCTTGTCCAAAATATTTCTCCCCTAAAATCACGTACCTGAACATCCACTCCATGAAAACTCTCGTTCGCATCAACTATGGTGACCTTGTGATTGAGTGTCCCAACTTGTCCAATCAGATCGTTTCGCTTTTTTGGTTTGAGAGGTCTATGCCGTCCCACATTCTAGCCTCCTTTCTTGGTCACGAGGCTGCCGCGCCCCATCCTCTACGCGACTGTTGCAGCTCCAAGGACTGCGCCACCATTTGCCTCGCTGTATATTGTTCTGGAGCGTTCTTGTTCCAGGGAGGTTCGAGCCTCCTTGCAAAACCAGTTCAACTGATTCTGCAAGCAGGGCCGAAGCCCGCATTCATGCAAGTTTTTTCATTTCTATTTTCTGCTCTTGTACAGCACCCCAGTTATCTTGAACAGAATAGTCGTCCTTGAACTCCCAAATGCTATTCAGCTCGCTCCGTATTTCTGATGCTGCTGCATCCGTTATGTCCTCCAGCTCGAGCATTAGCTTTTTGATCTCGCTCTCCAACGCTTCATCGGATACGTCAAACGCTAGTAGTTCTTGTTGCCTTTGGCGTATTGGTTCGGTCCGTTCAACATGTTCAGGAAAATCAAGCAGTTGCACGTTCAATTTTCATTCCCTCCTCCAATTCGGTAATTTCGACAAGGCGGTATTCGATCTCGTCTTGAAATTCATTCACGCGGACATCTGCGGCATCACGCTTATTTCGATAATGAAGTTGCAGATCGTCAGCCTCTTTATGCTCTGCCAATGCTTCAATTTTCATAGCAGACAGATTTTCAATTTCCTTTTTCAACTCTTGGATGCGTATATGTGATGGTTTCATATGACTTGTCCTCCCGTATGAAGTTGTGGTATTCTTCCAGTACAAGTTTTTTCTAAGCCGTCTGTTCGCTGCAGGCGGTTTTTCCTTTATATCGAGCTTCGATACTACTGATCATCGCTTGTTCACGAGCTTGTTTAATCTCCGTAACCTTATCCGCAATTCTCCTATCACAAATCGGATTCAAAGCCATACCTCTGCGCTCGGTTCTGTCTGCTCGCTCTCGAAGTGATCTGATAATCCACCCCAGCTCTTCCTCATCGACTGGTTCTTGACGTTTTAACTTGGTTGCGAGTATCCATCTTTTATCTTTCAACAGATCAATAGGTGTAAGTGCATCGCGTCTTGCCTCTTCGATCAGAGCTGTGTGTACGATGTCGCGATCTGCAACTGACAACAGTGACAATGTTTCTGGCCCCAGATATGCAGTCATTTTTCTTCTCTCCTTTCTAGATCAACCAAAATGTGAACATCATACCCATAACGTTCTGTAGAATTGACAATCCGTCCATACCGTATAAACAAGCAACAACAACCTCTCTTGAACTTGTAGCTTCTGCCCATTTAACCAGCGTAGGGACGTCGAGTAATTTTTTTCCTGATTCCAATTTGCTCACACAGCTCCGGGCAATATGCAGTTTTTCTGCTAGTTGATCTTGGGTCATCTTTGACCGTACCCGGCACGCTTTCAAAATCGCACCGAACTCCATAGTTCCTTTCTTCCTTTCATTCATTGAATGTTCCAAATCGGAACAAAAGAGCAAGTATGAGAACACACAAGTAATTCACTACGGTGTAATATGAAGTTAGCTCATCTTCCAGACTCCCCCTCGTTGCTTACGATGGGGTGTTCTTTTTATCTAAGAAGTCTACGAACATCCTGATACTTCTTTCGCTCATTCGGTTGGTAGCGAGTGGTGTATAGTGCTTCATGGATACAGAACATATTTGCGAGTAACTAATCAGTTCTGATCCTTCCGTAAGTAGTACGTTTTTTATGTAAAGGTCATTCGAGAGGGCAGTAACCTCATTTTTCAACATGATAATCTCGATGTTTTTTGCTGCAAGATCGCTTACGTACTTTTCAACTGCTTCGTCAAGTTCGGGAAACGGCACTTGATTGTTTTCAGACATTGATATCACCTCGCTTTGTATGGTCTTTTTAGAAGGGGGTTTGACTGAACGTCCGAGTTGCAGCTCGGATATTCACTTTACTAGCGTCACAGGAGAAGAAAAGAACTAACTCGTTAGAAAATTTGTACCTATCCTGTGGTGCGCCTCAACTTCTCTGATTTGGCGATAACGCGATCCAAGACTGATTCCTACTCTTGAAGTTTGACAATAGTTTGACTGGCTTCCGCCAATACTTCTTGTAACTGTTCGCGACCGTTTACTTCAACCGTTACAGTTACTTTTTGGGGTTCAATCTGCATCTTCCATTCACCTTGCTTTCATCACACAACTGCATACAGCGTCGAGTCTTGGCAGTTGTGTGATATCTACCAACCCTTGATCATCCGGTCTTTTCAGCCGATTTATCAGAAGGGAATGGGTACTTTCCTTTGCGTTGAAGGTCTAGCAAGATTTTCGGCAGTATTTCGCATACAAGCTTTTTCGTCGCTTGTGGACTAGGGACAATTCGCTCGCTTTTTGACAAATCAGTCGCCTCCTGTTAGATATTTCGTTCTCCAATTCTCTCGGTGATCAATCTAGCAATAGCCACCAGATCGTCGGCAACTTTTTGTAGTGCCGCAGTAGGATCGTCTTCAATTTCTTGAAGTACCAAGTAGATGCCCTCAAGTATTTTGCCAAGGAAAACTATTTCAGCAAGTGCATTAATTGAGGCTTCTAATGAACCTTTCACTGTAAGCACTCCTTTTAGGCTGGTTTTTGTTTCTCCAAACCAAAACTTGACGTTTCTTCAAGTTTGATTTCAGAAAAATACTCCTTCGCAAGTACATCAGGTTTAACACCAAGAACTTCAGCCATTGTAGGAATATGGTAGCTTGGCAGATTAAAGTGACCCCGTTTTATTTTTGAGTACCAGCCTGGAGTTTTCCCCATTTTTTCAGTTAGTTGCTTCACAGATAGATTTCGTTTTTTTCGATACTTTTCAAGAACCTGTGGATTTGGCATTATATTTCTTCACCATCTTTCTTGACGTTTATTCAAGTTATGACTTTATAATACTTGAAGTATATTCAAGATGTCAACTAAAACTTGAAGTATTTTCACATATCTTTTGAAGATTATTCAAATGCCTTATAATAAAGTCGGAAAGTGGGTGATTACTATGTCTTTTGGACAACGATTAAAGCAATCAAGAAAAAATGCAAAGCTTACACAAGAACAAGTGTCCAAAAAACTTGGGCTCGATTACTCCACCATTTCAAAATATGAAAATAACCATTCTGAACCTGATAATGAGACATTACAAAAAATGGCGGAGATGTACGGTGTTACAGTTGGATTTTTAATAACTGGAAGTACAGATAATCTACCCGCAGATAAGAACGAACATCAAAGCAGTAAGAGCGCAAAAGAGTTGCTACAGGAAATGGTCGATGATCCAGATGACTTCTTATTCCTAGACGGATACCTGCAAGCATCAGAGGAAGAAAAGAAGGAAATACGTCGCAGTTGGTATCTTGCAAAAAAGCATAGAGAAGCACATGATATCAAGGTTGCGGAAGCTCCGTCTTTATTCGAGATAACAAAGGATATTGAGAAGAAAAACGAGAAATAACTGCGATTTTATGTGTGGAAGATTTTCTCAAATAGATTCTTAATGAGTTGAAAGTACTTAAATCAGATGTAGCCACGCTTACAGAGCAAGCATCTGATATTCCTCTAATCAAAAGTGCCGTTATCGAAACAGCAGACAAGTTAAATCAATCGAAACAATATAGAAACAGTAAACCAATGACACCATGACACGCATACAAATTCTAAGTGTGCATGTCATTTTTTTATTAAGGAGAATGATGAGATGTCAAAAGTGAAAGAACAAAAAGTTTTATTCATCATCATTAGTGAAGACGCTGATTCTTTACGTACTTTCGACGGTACTAAAGTTATTTTATTTAATCCGCTTACTATGTTTGAGGTAGATTTGCCTTTCACTCTCAGAGCAGTTATTTCAATTGGATTTTTGGATTTTTACCTTATGAACGAAAATATTCTAAATGTAAAAATCTTCGATCCAAACGGAGAAATAATATATGAAACTTCCGAGGAGATTTTTGAAGAAGTTGAAAAAGCAAATAATTATGCGCAAGGACACTTTGGCCTGACAATTGGTGCCTTAAGATTACAAATGTCTGGGGATTACACTATTAAAACTTCTTTAGACGGTGCACAGCTTCAAGATCAAACTTTTAGGGTTGTCGATCGTAATGCAAAAGGAAGATGAATATGAGTACAGGAAGAAAATTCGCTGTGATTCCAGGACAAGGAAAATCGTATCCTGAAAATTCAACAAAAAATTACAGTTCTGTCATGATTGATGATGCACTACCTAAAGGCTATAATGAGGTTAAAAGTGGCATTACTGAGCAAGCCGCAGCCTCACAAGAGGATGGTGCAAATATCATGAATGATAATACCGTTAAATATCTTATCGATCGATTAGATCAAGATATTCGTGACCATAAACAAGAAGTACGTGATCGTGATGCACGCATACAAGCTGAAATGCACGAGCACGAAAAACGTTATCGTGACGAGGCCAAAGAACGTGAGGAGCGTATTTTGGCTGCTATCAAACAACAACGCGACGATGCAAAAGAGCGCGAAGAAAGACTCTTGCAAACAATAACCGAGTTAAAAACTGAAACAAAAGCTGAACTTGAGGATATTAAGCAATCAGTAAACCGAGCTGAGGAACGGATTGATGCTACCACTAAGCATGTCCATTCGATGGTTACAACAAACTTTTGGGGAAGGATTGCCACTGTACTGGCAATTTTGGCTGTTGGAGTCGCTTTATGGGCAGCACTAAAAGCCAGTTTACCGCCTACCTCAACAGTTTCTACCCCTTCACAAACATCACAGTCTAAATAATTAATTAATGCTCTCCCTTGGGGCATTTCTTTTTTATACAAAAAAGAACATACGTTTGGAGCTGATTGCATGCTGACTGCACTCTACCAACCACAGACACGTTTAGAAGAACAAGTGTATTCATTAATGCAGTTCCACGGTATTCAAAAACCAGATCAAATCGACTTAAACAGTATGTGCGAAAGTTATCGAGTCGAAATCATTAATATCAATGGCAGAAGTCGTATCCAACCTCACCCGACTCGGCCTGGATGGTATTTGATGGCGATAGATAAAACACTTCATCCCAATGTCCAAAGGTTAAAAATTGCACATGAATTTGGTCACTTACTCTTACATGTAGGTATCCAGCCAAATTGCTCTGATCTTATGATCGAGTGGCAAGAATCTCAAGCGAACCACTTTGCTGAGCATCTGCTCATGCCATTCTACATGTTTGAGGGATTTGCGTTCCAAATTACTCTTTACGAGGCTCCAATGTATCTTTCTCAGCTATTTCGCGTTCCTGAGCGCACCGCCAAGCAGCGTTTTGACCGGTTCTTAAGTCGAATGTATAACCAAGGTTTGGCCCATTATATCTAAAAAGGTTGCATTCAATGAGTTACGGGCTCGGTATTTGCTGTAAAGATTTTCTCTCGTTATCTAACTTCTCAGCCGAGCCCCTGTACAGCAAACGGATTTAGTCCTCAGATACTGTCAACTCATGACAATTTTGAGTGGCCAGAGATTTAATACGTTCTTTAACTACTTGGTGCATAAGTCCCGGTAGATCGCTCCTCAAAAAATTGTTGTTCATGTCTCTATCAATTTCAATCAACACTTCCAAAGGGTATTTTAATATCACGTTTTTCCACAATGAGAGGTGATTAATGCCTCCAGGATCGATACTTAATTGCTCGCACTCATCTCGTATTACTTCAATTAAGTTAAGATCATCTCTCTTTACCAT